GGTGGGGGTGGGTGAAGCCTGTTAGCCTCATTCTCTCTGCGCTGCCTAGTAGTTTCCCTAGTCGCCTGACGATGTGCGAGGTCACCAGGTGTGGGAACGCGCGGTGGCTGCGGTACTAAACCACCAGTTAGGAACGGCCTTAACCCAGCCTCCTGCTTCTCTCGGCTAAAGGCTTGGTTGGCACCAGCCATAGACGGACTCTCAAACGGATTTTGAGGTGGAGCAATGATGGTACCAGGTGGTAGTTGGGCATATTCCCAACCTTTCTCACCAACAATACCGACCACCCCGCCCTCAGCCATAGGTTGGAAGCCCCCACCGGTCCTCCACCAGTTAAGCCAGTCTTCCCAAGTTAGAGGGGCTGGTGCAGAGGGAGTTGGAGTAGTTGGGATGGGAGTCGGTTCTGGCAATGGCGCTGGAGTCGGAGTGGCCGCCGGATAAGTTATCGGAGGGCTGGACTCAATCGGCATACGCCAGAACGGACTACCCGCCTCCAGGTATCGGCTGACCCCCTGGCGTGGGGATCGTACTTGCGCCAACTTCTCTCTCCTCCCTCTCTGACCAAATTGCTTCCTCTAAACTGTCTACCTTTAGGAAGACTGTTTCCAGTGCTTTCTCGTCGTTTATCTTACCCTCTACGTCATCGAAGACCTCAGTCATTATATCAAGCCACTCGCCTATAGCCTCATAGACATCCACTTCCCAGGGTAGTGGCTTAACCCTATTCTTGCGCGGCATTAGCCTTGCCCTTGATAGCGTTACCCAAATTCTTGTATTGGCTGGTGGTGGTCATCTCTGACCCTACCGTACCTTCCTCTGCCATACCCCTCAAAGCCATGATCAATTCAGAGGCTGAAGGAGCATTTCCACCCCCAGGCGGCATCCCACTAGCGGCGTTTGCCATGTTGGGAGGCATCATGGGTCCACCTTCAGGCCCGACAGGCCCTGGAGGCAGCGGTGGCCCTGGAGGTTGCACGTTTTGAGGCTCTTGCCGCCCTGCCATTATCTTCTGAGCGGCCATCTGGATCACAAGGCCCAGGAGAGCCTCATTGTTCATAACCTTCCGTCTCTTAATCTTCTTAAGCATGGTTACTGGGTCCTGAACATACAGGAACTCGGTCAGGGCGTCCTCTTCGTCATACATGCCAGCCTGGACAAGTCCTTGGGCAATAGCAGCGTTTCTGAGGGCAGCCTGTGGGAAGCGCGGCTGAATCTTGACCCACGTATAGCTGATACCATTCAGGTCTTCCTTCTTCAGGTTCAGGCTGAAGGGATGGTCTTTATTATTCTCTCGTCTGACTCCCTTCACGAACAGGCTTTGGTCAGCCGGTAGGAAGTTCTGTATAAGGCTGATAATCTTGGAGTTCACAGTCTGAATGGCGATCTCGGCCTGGCGCTTGGGCATCTCCACCCGTACCAGTCCGCCCTGCTGTAGAGAAATAGTATCAAGTCCTGAAGTTCCACCCTGCTGCCCGAAGGTAACATTGGGAAAGCTCGCCTCTTGAATCAGACTTCTCTGGAGGCTGATAAGTGCAGAGGCGTCAGGTGGACTTCCTTGCCAGTTAACATAGTAGACCCGTCCACCGGAGGGGACCACAAATACGGCCCCAGGCCGCTTGTCTACTTGCTCTACTTCCTGGTCAGGCCCCGCCTCTACGACTAGGATTGGGTCAGCATAGGCGTCCACTGCCCTATTCATACGACTGATAAGGCTTTCCAACTCTTCAACTGGTTCTATGACAGGAAAGAGAAGTGAGAGGCCGTAGCCTTCCGGTGCGTCGTCAGAGAATGGCCTACAGAAGAAGATGGTATAGGGTAGAGACTTGTACTTAGGCATGGCGATGGGTGCTTTGATGAACTCCCCACCTGCCTGTACTGCGTGGTGGACTACATCCTTCTTACCTACCTTAGCCCAGTACCATACATCCCTATATTCCACCAGCTGGTAGGCATCATCTTCCATCTGGTCCTTCTTGGGCTTACCCTTGTTGATGCGCGCTATTAGGTCGTCGATACCCCACTCTGCTTCAATATCAGCAATAGTTCTTTCGTATATCCGCATAATGGTTTTCCAACGTCCATTGCGCGCCCCAGGTACTGCATAAACCGTTAGAGGGTGTACCGACTCTACAATTATGGGGAAGTCGTAGTCAGGGTACTCCTCATCATCATCACCCTTTTCCGGTCCAACCAGTTCCTCCCCCCTGTAGGGGTCCCATACGGTGTATATACAACCCCAGCCAAATACTAGCTGGTTAAGTATGGAGTCAGAGATTGGGTCAGTGCCGGTATTCTGTCTATTGATGTAGTAGGTTCCATGTAGTGCTCTTTCAACCTTGGCTGCCTTCTCCTTACGGGGCGTACCTTCCTTACCGGATAGTACCACCTCTATGATGGGGTCGGCAGTGGTTAGGAGAGTATGAGCATTGTCAATAATGATAGTTGGTAGGGTTACAGTACTGAGGTGTTGGATTTCAGAGGATGGCAGAGTCTCCACCACAGTACTAGGCTCCTCTTCCTCAATCTCAGGTTCGAGGGCCGCATCTTCCATATAGTGGTAGCCTTTATACCAACGCCAAAATCTACGGAACTCAGCATCCCGCTTCCCGTAGTTATTATTTATCCAATTTAGGTCGGCTTCTATTCGAGCCTCGTGGTCTATCTACGTCTGCCTCCCCTATAACCTCCTATTGGTGAGTATGATACCTTTATCTTTTGCTTCCCCCTAGCCTGTGGAGACTTGAGGGCTTGCAATACTACGGCATTAGCTATCACCGCATCGTCAGGTTCTTTAGGCTGACCAAATATAGTAGCCTGCTCAAAGAACTCCCTATCTCTAATTATACAGTCTTTTTCACGTACAGCAGCTACAATGTCAGCCATCATGATAGCTTTTTCCTTAACGTTAGTGGGGTAACCCGCTTTATATATCTTGCGGGTGAGCTTCTGGTCATACGCGTAGTGCTTGTAGACTCGCGGGTAGTTGAGGTAGCGACACAGGACGTTAAGGACTGAATGCCCGTGGTTGTTACGCTCCACGGCTATTAAGGCCTGGTTGTAAACATGGCCAACTAGGTTGAGGATTCTAGCAAACTGGTCTGGGTCAAACTGCCCGCTGATCTTACAGACCTGTGTATTCTCAATGTCCCATACTGTTGCCTCTGACTTGTCTTGACCGATGCCTTCGGCTGGGTCTGCCCCTATGACGTACTGTTGGCGTGGTTGGGGAAGCTCCCATACACTGATCTCATGTGCAGCCAGGGTTTGCAAGGTGGTAGGGAGATTGCCCTTAGGTAGAGGGTCCTTAACCACATTATCTAAGTAGAACCTTACAGCGTCCGCGTCGAATGGCGACTCGCTGGTCATGATGAATGCGTCTATGTCGTTGGTAGGGTACTCCTGGTTTAGAAGTAGTAGGCTGAAGGAGTACTCCCTCTTTCGCTCCTCGTACCACTGCTCATCCCTACCAGGCCGTAGATGCCACGGTAGGAACAGATGCTTGAAGTTGTTATCATGCTTCTTCGCACCAGCATAGAGTTTGTAGAACAGGTTACCTATGCCATTGGCGGTCGAAAGGCCTATGACCTGCCCACCTGCATCAACTGTGGGCTTGAAGGCGCTGTAGTTACGCTCTGCGAAGGGGTGGAAGGCCCACTCGTCACAAATAACAATTGATGCTGTTTCTGAGCGGCCTGCATCTTCGGTAGCTGGTAGAACGATAATGGTTGATCCTTCTGAGAACTTACCACCGCCTAGGGAGTCTCCTGTGAAGGTCATCTTGCTCTCAGTGTCCTTCAAAAGCCTGGGCAACAGCCAACCCGGTAGGTGGTCTCTCATGAACTTAATCTTGCCCATAAGCCTTTGGGCCTCAGTCTCCCGTTTGGATAGTAGTAGGATGTTAGCATTAGTCCTGAACATAGCCGTCCATAAGGCATAGGCTGCACAGAGGGTTGAGATACCCAGCTGCCTAGACTTTAGGATAATAAGTAGACGGGTATCTAGAAACTCATGCAGCACGTCAGTGAGGTAGGACCACTCCCCCTCAAGACTAAGCTTGATCGTCTCGAACGTTATCGGGTCCTGGAGCCACAGGTACTCGTTCATGAAGTACTCCGGACTCTCCAGACACCGTTCGTATTCCTCTATCTCGGTCATATTCCTTATTAACTAGCTTTTGGGCATGGTCTGCCTTAAGCTTCTCAAACTGACCCTGGGCTTCGTCCTTACGAGCCCTGGCTCCAGACTCCCTGGCCTTGTAGGCCGTGTCGATGGCCCAGCGCCTTTCCCTTGAGTCTCCAGAGCTTAGGAACTCCACATGCCGTACAGCAGCCAGTAGCTGGATAAGTTTCATAGCCTGGTCGAGTAGCAAATCAGGCTCAGTACATACTCGCTCGTAGGCTAGTTGGAAGGTCTCATCCTTATCCTTCCAGTCAAACAGTTCTTCCTTCTTGACTAGAGCAGCCTTCCTGGCTACAGAGTCAGACCCTCCTAGTAGTCTCATTAGGAGGAAGTGTTCTTGGATTGGTGTTAACCCGTCAATAGCAGCCCCAACAATGGATAGAGGGTTGATAACGTCGGTACCCTCCAATAGGGCTAGACTGACGGGTTCTGCTACCTCTTTGTATGCCTTACTTACTTGCACGTCTTGGTTTCTTGCCACCGGCAATGAGGCCAAAGTAGCCTCGTTGTTTCTTTGAGAGCTTCTTCCCTTTGATCTTCTTATCCTTCAGTATCTTCTTAGCCTTAGACTTACTTACCAATAGACGCACCTCCTCAACCATAATTGTAACACAATAGGGTGGTATACTGGTGGTATGAGTAGTGGTAACAAGACTTACATGAGGGGTGGTATGGTAGGTGAGGTAGGCTCCAACTATGGAAGTCACCTAATCCCTGCAGCCAAGTGGTTTACCAAGCTAGTGTATATACCGTGGGAGCTAAAGGATGAGGCCCAGGCTATGGCTAAGGAGCTGGATATGTCAGAGAGGGCTGTGTTCACTGAGGCCTTGATTGCTGGGTTGAAGTGGGTGGCCTGGAACTATGGGGCCACTACCGATAAGCTGAAGGGTACCGACATGGAGTTGGTACACGAGGCTGTGGTGGGGGTGTTCAGAGACAAGGAAAGGAAGAAGGGCTGGCAGCTAGATACCCTGGCTGCACAGATGAATAGGTATGCGAGGGATATAGAAGATGCTGACTGAGAAAGAGTTGCTAAAGCTGGAAGAGGCTAGGAAGGCTATGCTGCGTGGCGAGAAGTGGCTAGAGCATGTGGATGAGGATGATGTGGTATGGCTTAAGGTACTAAATGAGGTGTTAAAATTTACAAATGCCCACGTTTAACATATGTAATACCTTATAGCCTAACGGCTACTATACCTATATATAGTCGTCGGGTTGCTTCGCTTACCTAAGTGTAACATATTCTTATATACTTGTCAAGTCTGGAGTTTGGAGCGTAGCGACAAAAAATAGGTATAACATCTGTTAAATGCCGCGTTTTGTATTCACATTTAACATAGAAGTCAATTTCCTGTATAAGATAACTATTAATTTGGGGGCTCCTCTAAGGCACTTTGAGCCTCTTTCTTGCGTTTGTTGTAATCTCTCATGTAATTCCTCATGTATTCACGTCTGTGGTCGTCAGTCTTGAATAGGCCTTTCTTGTGGAGCCTTCTGACTATCGGCATGTCGTTCAGCCTGTCCTTGAATATCTTTTTGGTTCTACGCTTCTCAATCCATTCTCTCCACAGTGGTGAGTCTGGGTTATGTGGCTTTTCAGGCTTAGGACGGGGCTTTTGGTAGTGGCCTCTAGTACCGACAACCCCATCTGCCCTAATAGCCCGTTGACCAGTGCGCTTATCACTGACCAGGCCAGCATCCAGTAGCTTTTGCCAAGTGCGTTCCCTGAACTCTATAAGTTCTTCCTTAGACATGAATTGGGATGGTCTTAGGGCATCCAGTTCAGCTATCTTACGGTCTGCCTGCTCTTTGGTTCTAGTCATAATGTCTCCTCTTGAATACCACCAGTACGCTATCAAAGCGTGGAGTACTCTTGGCCCCTACGAACTTGATACGGCCTGGTATGAAGTACAGTAGTACATTATCCTTTGACCTACCTGTCTCGTCATCCCATACAAACTCATGGAACCACTTGACACCGGTGGTGGAGGGTAGTAGTAGGACTATGGTGTTGTACTCAGCCTCTTCCCAAGCCTTCTTGACCCACGGGTATGGTTTGCTATACGGTGGGTTAAGCCAAATTACCTGGTTTTCACTCCAACCGAGAGCGTGTAGTGAGTCGAACTCCTTGTCAAAGTATATGGGGCATTTGGCGTTAGCCTCACTAGCGGCTATATCCATTGTGAAGTGGAATATAGCATCCAGTTTATCGAAGAAGTCTTGTGGTGTCTCCCACTCATCGTTAGCCATGTTAACCCTCTCCCTAGTAGTGGCCTGGGGGCAGTCGGGCTCGTGCCTAGCGGCACTCGACCCTTTGTGCCCGTCGGCCACCATGACCCAAACTACTTGGGCTCCAACAGTATGGCTGGGTCTTTGCGGCTGGGTTGGGATATTGATATGGCGACCGCTTCTACCACTTTCTCCAGTAGGTACTTGAAGTATTTGGCGTTGGCTCCAGACTCTGTGGAGAAGACCCTCAATTCTTCCATTAGCCAGTGGACCATTTCGTGGGCGACCACCCTATCAATGTGTTCCGGTACTATGCGGGTGTTGACGAACAGGTGTACCTCATTGTCGGTAGCCAGTACGTCTATAAAGGCAGCCAGTTCAGGGCCTTCATCCGTATCCTTTAGGTCGTAAGCCCAATACATATAGACCGGCCAGTTGGGGAGACCTAACAGTTCCTTGTATTTCTTGACTGCTGCCCTTATGATCTTTGCCTTTACTTTGTCTGGCTTGATTTTATCCGTTCGTTCAAATTTTCCATCGTGGCCCACTCGGTAGTACCATCCTTCCTCACTATTTTGATTAGTGGTCTGAACTGGTTTAACCAGGCCAGGTAGTCATCTGACTTCGGGTCAGTTCTCTTCCCTCCAGGAAGTGTCTTACCAGCTTTATCCTCGGTATTAATTGTCCGTAGGCCTCCTCTACCTCAAGGTTGTTGTCGTACCACTCATAGTACCTCACTGTGGATATGCCGGACTGGATGATTTCCTTCATACAGGAAAGACACGGCCTAGCTATACAGTACATGGTAGTATCCTTAGTGTCAATGCCGTGCTTAGCCGCCAGTAGAATGGCATTAGCCTCAGCGTGGACACATATGCAGCGGTCGTAGCCTTCACCTGGCGGTGTATCAGAGTTACAGCGGGGGCACCCACCAGCAATACAGTTTTGTACGCCACTGGGGGTACCATTGTAACCAGTGGATACTACCGCCTTATCCCTAACTATTACAGCCCCATAATGCCTTCGACAGCAGTTACTTCTTGTGGAGACTAGGGTAGCCAGTTTCAAGAAGTATATGTCCCAAGGTTCTCTAACCAATTACCTTCACCCTCTTAACCTGTCCCAGCTTTAGCGAGCCGTCTATCAAGTCTACACGTTCTCCTTTAAGTAGTTTGCCAATATGCACCTTACAGAGTAGGGAGTCAGCTATATCCCACTCTGCTGGTTCCTCACACTCCAAAGCCATGCACCGGTCTTTGTCTCTCAATAATTTAGCCATATGACTTCCGTCCTTTTGGGGTGGCTACCCCTACTGTCGGTTGTCTTCTCACTGGTACGATGTGCTGTGGTCCATGTGGTCCATTCAACCACCTTCCAGCCACAAGCTTCTGCTACATCGTCATATAGCCAGTTGTGGTAACCACTAAGCATGAACTTACCCTTGAGAGTCGCCAACTCTCCCATGAGTGCCATGTGCATGGAGTCCCGGGTCTCCACGGTGTACTCTCCTGTGGAGCTGCGTGTCTCAGCCAGGTAAGGAGGGTCAATGTAGAAGAAGGTATACTGGCGATCCCAGTGCTTAATGAAGGTTATAGCATCTAAACAGTCAACCTGAACTTCCTTAAGCCGCATGGCAACTTCTCCCAGTTGCCCCAAGTGCCTTATAAACTTACCGGCTACGTCCAATGAGGGGCCATAAGACCATGACCCTGGAGTGGTTACCGGCTTAGTCATGTAGCTTTGCCGTATCCGAGTGTAAAACAGTCTGGCCTTCTCTATAGGGTCATCTGACGTGGCGTAGCAGGAAGCGGCATACTCTATGCGGGAATGTGGAGTGAGGGTCAAAGCCCTTATGAGTTCATCCGAGCGATCCCTCAGTACTGTGAAGAAGTTATGCACATCACCATCTAAGTCGTTGATGGCTTCAACCTTGCTTACCGGCTTGTTCAAGAGGACTGCTGCTGACCCACAGAAGGGTTCGGCATAGCAGTGGTGTGGAGGAATAAGTGGTAGTATCTTATCTAGATGTTTAGTCTTGCCTCCGTAATAGGGGAAGGCGAGTAAGGACTTTCGCAAATATGAACACCTACACTTCCTACTTTATAAGAGTATTGCCATCCGCTGTGAATTGCCTTTGCGTAGTTGCAGGCCCTAAACATATATAGGTATATGCAGTCCATGCAGTATAGTACGCCTATGGGTGATTCATTACCGCAGGCGCAACAAGACGACTTGGGTCTGTCTTTGTGTAACATTGGCAGTTTGATGGGAGAGCCCCCACCCACGGCGCATCCCTAGCGGTCTCCATGACGACGGTACCCTGACCGCTCCCACTTTCCCGCCCACCTAAGCGGAACGGGGGGGTAATGAAGGTACTCCGGCCCTCTCACAGGCCTGTCTCCCTTCCACCTATAATTGTATCATGTCCGACAGGCCATGTTAATAGACATCTGATCCCAGAACCCCAATTCTCGTATTAGGCAACCTGTAAATTACACTTGACATTGGCGCGGAGATAAGGTATCATAGAACTATGAGATACATATTTATGGTCCTACTGGTGGCCCTTAGCATGGTACCATTCACAGCCTGGGCAGATCCTTCGCCCACGGCCACGGCGACGTTGCTGAACGATCCCCAGTACGGAGGATACGCCACCATCCATGTGGTCATAGATGGACATGTGAAGTACCCCGCCGGCGTTGTCTGGTGCAGCCAGTACGAAGCAGGCACCCGGGTGTACCACGGCTATTGGGAGCACCACTACTCGACATATCGCAACGGGATGGACGTGACGGTAGACTACGGGCCATTCGTGTCGCCGAACGTGGACTCGGTTGACCTGGAGGGAACATGGCGGCCCGACCTGGTGGGCAGTTGCAGCTTTATCCTGTTCGCTGAGGCCCAAGGGAAGAACGGTAAGGGGCCATTCGCCATTGACGGCGGGTGGTTCCCATTTACTGTAGAGGGGGTGAACTAAATGCATAGTCATGGTCATCAACATTGCAGCCACTATAGTATTGGACACTGCTCTATTTGTGATGTGGCGTATTGCCGACTCTGTGGTAAGGAATGGGGAGCCAAGTGGTATATTAGTAGCTACCCCACATACCCAACTTACTACCCCACATACTATGGAGCTGGGAACTCCTACGTAGCCAGTAACAACGACATTAGCTACACCACAACCACCAGTGCAAGCTGTAGCCACCATTCGTGAAGACTATTAAGTCACTAGTATGGGGACCGGTCGCGGGGCTGGCCTTCATACTGTTCCTACCGATAGCGGTACCGGCGGTATTGATTTGGGAAGGTGTGAAGAAGGTTGTGCGAAGACGACCTAAAGAAGGTACCTAGATACCAACGAGGTGGGTGGGAGTTCTGTCCCAAATGTGGGTCTGACTGGCCCCCTCAACTCCAGTACTGTAATCACTGGCAAGCGTGCACCACCGCAGTTTGGGAGCATTACGATGGTGCCTATCAGAGAGTCGAGCACTTTCATAGGACTTGTACCACGTGCTCTTTCAGGAAAGCGGAAAAACTGTAAAATTTTCTGTAGGGACTAAGCCCACATACCACCCGCCCAGCATCAGAACCGAATATCCCCCAGTACCGTCAACCATCCGAACGCACCCTAACCGCACAGCCACACACCGCACTGTCCTACCCTCACCCTACTGTCCTGCGTATACGAACAATCCCTATGTGTGCTAATCATACATGACATGTGTGTATATGATACGTTCATGTGCGCCATCTCCCGCATACGCTATATCCGCCTTCGGCGCGCACGCTAGCGTGCTATCCTTATATGATACATGCGTGTGCGCGCTTACATCGCATACGAGACATCCTCGAACAACCTCATCGTATGTGAATTACCCTGCTATGATATGCTCGCATATGCTGTCAATCGCACACGAATAGACAATAAAGGAACTAAACACAGTAGATAATGTTTTTATCGTGTAAAGTGTGTAAAGATAGGGCGTAAAAGAGCTAATTAATAGTAAGGCGCTTACTTTTAGTAAGCATCTCCTTCTATCGCTTCCGATATTAGCGCGTTAGTCCCATTCGTCCTCGATTCGTGCGCTTGCGACCACTGCCTCTACGATTCTATCCCAAGAGACAATGGCGTGTCCGTGTTCCCCTTGTCCGATCAAGCTGGGCGATGTGTCGTGATCGAGCTTCTCCCACCAGAATGGATTGTCTGTGTCCCATTCCTGATCGTATTGTTCTGTGCCGTAGCTCCCGTGTCCGCTCCACGTCCATTCGTGATTCTCGCATGCGCCCTTTGGCTTCTCGCTTATGTGAATCTCCCGATTCCAGAATGCGCTGTCGCTCGCTTGCTTCCTGTGCGCTTCAAACATGGGCGCTGATCGCGGGGCCATGAATCTCGATCCCATCAAGAGCGTACACACGAAGCCCATCGCTTCCGAGAAGCTCTTCATCTTGTATTCTGCCTTGGGGAATTCTATCTTGGGGAGTATCGGGAATGGATTATCCTTGCCGAATACATCTCCCCAAGATATTTCCTTTGGCGGATTGTATGGCAGCGGATGATTCGTGTGCGTTCTCTTGACATCTCTCGCTCGTGCTATGCGCGCCACCGCTTCAAGCGTCCACGTGATTTCCGCTGGCGGATTGTACGGAAACCAGCATCCCGAAATCTGATCTCCCGCTTCTATTCTTTCCTCATCCGCCTTAATCATGTCCGCTATTTGTTCAGCCGATTTGTCAGGATGCGTCCATCGCGCATATCGCTCTTTCGCATCCGCTATGTCCCTTGCCGCCTCTTCCCTTAGCATCTGTCTCACACGGGGAAAGCTCTTCCAGGGAAGGAGCGTACGCAAGATTTTCACATCCTGCTTTGGATTCCCACAGGAAGTAATCTTGATCGCAGGATTCGTTCCCGTGTTGAGCACGGATGCTATGTCCAGCTGCGGATCATCCGCGTGCTGAAGCTCCCTGCTAGGATTTCTCGTGCCCCGAAGTGTCTTGCGCGCCATTGTCTTATGCTCCTTCTTCGCATATGAACATCTCGCTGCCTTGTGCGCGGGCGCATATACATTTAGATCATATGTCATTCTCTCCTTCCCGAATGTATCGTGATCGCCCCATTCCTGGGGAGCTGGGGTATGTGTAAGGACAGCGATCCCCCCGGCGATCCCTGCTTGCTGCTTGCTGTGCATGCGTCAAGCATAACAGATCAGATCGCGATTGTCAATAGGATCGCAAGGACTATCAATTGATAAGGAGTAAACACATCGCATAAGAGATAACAAGCATGATGCCTTGTAAAGCTTCCATCCTCTTGATCGCCCCATTCCTGGGGATCAAGGGTATGTGAAGGACAATAGAATAAGGCAAGCGAAGCCGCTTGATTTGCCTCGCTCTTAGTTCAAGGAGGTATGTAATGAGCAAGGTAACAAACGAACAGCTGGCTCGCTTGGCCGAGCTGGAAAAGGCTCTCAGCGCGGGCGACATCGAACGTGCTACCAGCCTTGTAGCCCAGGTGAAGGAAGCAATTCCTACCAGGACTGCTAAGGCTGAGGCATGGGCTGCGGAACAGGTGAAGTTGTGCGAGCCCATATTGGCACAAAAGATGACACTGCCCAAGGCTGATGTGCCCTACACCCTCGCCGTCAATGGCGACGGGACGTTGGGACGCATCGTCGTGGGGCAGGACGCCTACGACCGAGTGCTCAAGGCTGGGCCAAGCAGAGGTGGCAATGGCACGGGAGAGCGCAACCCTGTGACCATCGGTGATTACGTGACGGGGGCTCTCGTCACAGTGGAGCCGATAGACGCAGAGGGTGCGGCCTTCCTGGCTGAGCACCCCGATGCCAAGCCTGAGACCCCACAACGCTTGGGCACAGTGATGTCGAAGCTGGGCAGCGTGGGCAAGACGGGCCACACCGTCGGCTCTGTCTCCCACTACAAGTTCGCTAAGACCAAGCACCTGAAGATCAACGTCTCCAAGTAGAGACGCTGGTCGGCGGACAGAGGTAGCAGGAGTACTATACGATACATCTGGCTCCTGCTACCCAGCCTGCCTTTAGTAGTAGAGGGGGTAACAAATGCAGGTCAAACCACCGCTCCTAAAGTACATCGACAAGAAGCTGGATGACGCACACATAGACCATGCCGTCGTCCATTCAGCGACCATGCTCAATGACCGGGCTGTCATACTCCAGGTCTGGGACTCGAACATCCGGATCAGGATCGACGTACCGGCTGGCTTGAGGTAATAGCCCGACTCGCCATCGGGCACAGCCTCACAACTAGAGGGATGTTTCTGAGTAAGGAGCTAATCCTCTGGGTTGTGAGGCTATGCCTGGAGGTGAGAACAATGAGTAAGGACTCATACGACGACTGGTATGGCAGGTACGACTGGTATTACAATCCAACACCCACCTGCCCTATGTGCAGGTTGCGTGAACGGCAGGAAATATACGCCGAACACTTGTGGCAAGCACTCTGGTTGACCGACTCCATTCCCATAGGGCAGCCCAAGTTCGCTAAGGAGCTGCTCAACCTGACAATCCAGGTCAACGACGGCAACCTCAAGGGTGGTGCACTGGCCAGGGAGTTGTTCAACCTTGGCACCAAGGTAGCCTGTGAAGACTAAGACAAGGCGCGTGGAACTGGGGGCACCTGAGTTACGTACTATCATAGCAGCACTGGGTTGTGCATCCTACGTCATGGACAACTACCCAAAGAACTCGGAGCAGACGAGTGAGGTGTGGTTGGCTGCTCAACGTGGGCTGGGTGGTAGGTCAAGAGAGTTCATCCTACGACTCATAGCCGTCTTCGAGCACGAGCGTAGCCTATTAGGTAGGTAGCTATGTGGTACATCTACAACTCAATCAACCCCCAACCAGTCATATGGGAACTCGCGCCACATGACAGCCCACTGGCTGATGTAGTCTACCTAATAGAGAGACCCGATCACCAGCTATACCGTACATTCCTTGAGCTGCCCCACCTATTGCGGAGTGAGGAGATAACGGATGAAGAGTCTATGGCTGTTAGCCGCTGGGTCACTGCTGCTGTGCTTGGGACTGTGGCTGGGAACAGTAGTAGGCAAGGACGAGTACGTTATCCCAGTCCCACCACCGACTGACATATCATGCGTACCCAACTACGTTGTCACTGATGTGTGGGCTGAGGGTATGACCATCAACCACATGAACGATCCATGTATGGAAGATGAAGTCATAGCCTACGTTCCAGGCAGCCACCCTAACAGAGTGTGCGTCAACGCTGATGATTACTGCATTGATATAGTGGAGGCGTACAAATGATCTGGTACTGGTTTTGTGTCCTGGTAATGGCGATACCATCCACATCTGCGTTGTTGATAGCTGACTTGCCTGGCAACCTGACTATAGCGCTCGGTTTCGCAATCGGCGGATGGTCGGCAATGCTGGCTCTCATATCACACCAGCTTGTGAGTTTGGGAAGTCACTGAGATGAGGACGCCTGACTTTGGATGGGACTACCCGCCAGGGGTGACGGGCATGGAATATGAAATCTCTGGCCCAGACTACGAGGAAGAGCTGGACGACGAGGTCTGTCCTACGTGTCACCGTGGCCCCATGATGGTACAGGGTTACAGGGGTGAGAGGTGGAAGTATTGTCCTGAAGGGCATGAGTTTGGGCTAGACCCCATCGAGCCTGACCCTGATCGCAAGTACGACGAGGCGCGTGAGAAGTTGTACGAGGGGGATAGTCCACAATGACGGAACGTACACTGGAGTCAATGTTGGGCGCTATCCGTAACGCCTGTGAGGTCATTAGCGCACGCTCCTATAATGGTGATGTCAAAGGAGCCCGACTCCTACAAGACGCTCTCATTGCCGACCTTAAGGGTCAGTGGGGTATCGACCTGGCTCATGCTATCTTGAACCACGGGTGGAGGAAGGAAACACCCCCGCGTTCTAAGTACATCTCTGGATAGGTAAAATGTACAGTGTAAAACAGCGCAATGCAGCACTTAGGAGAGTTGAGTCCTCTGCCCTAGATGATAGGGCTAAGGCGCGCGTCCTCAAGGTAGTCCAACACTACGACTACTCCAAAGTGTCTGACAATACCTGGGTCTGCACCAGTCCTGACAACAAGCCATACACTATCCAGGAGACTGATTATGGCTTGAGGTGTAACTGTCAAGACTCTGGGTTCAGGAATGGTGGTTGTACTGTGCAGGGTGCGTGTAAGCATGTGGTAGGGCTACACTGTCTGGAAGGTTGGTCGTTCTGATGGTAGTACTGTTCATCCTAATAGCAGTTGGTATGGCCGCAATATGGGGCATGATACTTCAGAAGGCTGGATACAATCCATGGTTAGGGGTACTATTCCCCATTCCACTAGTCAATATCCTAGCCTTCTTGTGGTTCGCCTTCGCCGAGTGGCCAAGTCTTAACAGGGATTAACTCTCCATACTTTGGTAGAAGGGAAAGGGGTGCACGCCCAAAAGACCAGTGGGGGAAAAGTATACCCGCAGTGTTTCGCTGTGCTTGGCAGGTGCAACTCCTGCCCTGGTGTATATGGGCTTACCTTCTACCAAGATATGGGTAGTTAATACTAGTCAATACCTAACTTTACATGGCGTAGGCCGAAGACGGATGGTTAACTGCATTAACCCGTCCGTCACTACTTGCCTACGCCCCATATTGTGGCTGCACAGGTGGTGGACGGTAGAGTTTGAGAGAGGTTGCCCCCTCCCTAACAAACATGGCTACAGTAACTTCCGTAATGCGCGCGCCGTACCATGAGCCACAGCCTTGGCAGAATTGGGTCTCTGCCGCTTGTGCAGCCTCCAGTAAATAATGGGGTGGGCCGAAGTCGTAGGGTTATTTGGCAAAAAGCTTACGTGTGCAAGCGCGTTAGCAGTGGGGTCGAAACCCACAACACCTGCCATCAAACAGGTGCAACCCTGCTTCAATTACTTGCTCACCCTTAGCAAACAACATACGGGCCGAAGTTAGAGGGTTATCTATACTTCTTTAGGATAAACGCCCTCTAACATTACTTGCCCGTATTAAGGCGCGCGAGGGGTCGAAGCTACACGGTTATCTGGTGTATATTCCGTATAGCAACTACTTACCCCTCGCGCCTTTTCCTATTAGTGGTCGGCGGACTACTGACAGGACGAAATGATGGATGGGTGGTGCGGCCGATGACTTAGTATCATAGCGTCTAAGCAAAGGACCGTACTACCATAGCGTCTTAAGGGAGGTACGGCCTTTGTCTCTATACTCCGAGCACTACTCCATCAAGCAAACCCCTCAATCAACCCCCGTACCAGGTCGCACTGACCAGGTCGTCAACGATGCTGGAGGCTACGTCTTCCCCGTTGATGACTGGATCAGGCTAGACCGCTTCCTCATTCTGGGTTCCGAAGGTGGAACCTACTACGCATCAGCCCAAAAGCTCACAATTGAGAATGCCGAGGCCGTACTGCGTTGTATCAAGGCTGATGGACCCCGTACTGTCAACCGTATAGTTGAGATCAGCCAGTCAGGTCGAGCACCTAAGAACGACCCGGCTATCTTCGCACTCGCCATGTGCATCAGCTTCGGTGACCTTCCAACCAAGCGTGCCGCCTCTGAAGCTCTCCCTCACGTTTGCCGTATAGGTACTCACCTCTTCCAGTTCGCTGAGTGTTGCAAGAACCTCAGGGGTTGGGGTAGCGTACTGCGTAAGGCTATCCAACACTGGTATGGTATGCATAACCCCAATGACCTAGCCTACCAGCTATGCAAGTATCAGCAGCGTGGTGGGTGGTCTCACAGAGACTTGCTGCGTCTTGCTCACCCTTCTACCCCTATGGCCAACTACAACGCATTGTATCGTTGGGTCACGTGCAGACACCTGGATGATAGCATAGCGTATGGCCTGCGGACGGTTGACCGTAAGGGGGTGGTCAGCACATACAAGGAAGTGTGGGGCAGTGAGTGGCCTGAGGTTATCATAGCCTTTGAGGCCTTGCAACAGGTCAAGGGTGAAGCGGCGACCAAGATGCTCATCAACGCCCACTCCAAGGTAGTAACCTGGGAGATGATCCCAACTGAGGAACTCAAGCACCCAGCAGTATGGTCAGCCCTTCTACCCAACCTGCCAATGACGGCCACTCTTCGTAACCTTGGCCGCATGACAGCCAATGGTTGTCTCAAGCCAATGTCTGAAGACGCGAAGATAGTGGTTGACCGACTCACCAACCAAGAGGCTATTAAGGCCGCACGCATCCACCCGGTAGCTGTGTTAGCCGCGCTAGGTACTTACAGCCAAGGTCATGGTGAGCGCGGGAAGCTGGAGTGGAAGCCTATACCTCAGATAGTAGACGCCCTAGACCATGCGTTCTACCTAGCCTTTGGGAATGTGGAGCCTACGGGTAAGCGTACATTGCTGGCCCTGGACGTGTCAGGCTCTATGGCTTGGGGTGAAATAGCAGGCATACCAAGTCTGACACCAGCACGTGGTGCGACCGCTATGGCATTAGTAACCGCTAGGACGGAACCCAACTACTACACTATGGGGTTCTCTACAACCTTCAAGAACCTCGGCATCACAGCCAAAGATACCTTGGTATCAGCCATGAAGAAGACCAGTGACCAGAACTTTGGTGGAACTGACTGTGCGTTGCCCATGGTGTGGGCAGCTAAGGAAGGTATTGAGGTTGACACCTTCGTGATCTACACTGATGACGAGACCTGGGCTGGCGACCTCCACCCATTCCAGGCACTCCAACTGTACCGCAAGAAGACTGGGATACCGGCTAAGCTGGTGGTTGTGGCTATGACATCCAACGGCTTCACACTGGCAGACCCCAATGACGCTGGTATGTTGGATGTGGTAGGGTTTGATACAGCCACACCACAGTTGATCTCAGACTTCAGTAAGGAGTAGCAATCGTGCCTACTTGTCTCCCACGTTGGCGGGTATGGAGGTTTGACGACCCATTCCAGCCGTACAAGCATGATATATATATCTCGTGGTTGTGGGGAAAGTGGGAAGTGAGAACGTTCAAGAGGGGATGGGTACGTCCACAGTTGGGGGAAGAACATGAAGGCTGAACAGTATCGTGTCTCGGTACGCAAGGGCCACTTCAATTGGGCCAACTCCAGTGAGGAAAGTATCAGCGTTCATATAGAGATACCAGGTTGGGAGATACTCAACCTTAGTGTTCCAGTAGATTACGAGTACCTCGCCTACGAACAACGGCCTTGGGATACTATAGTCGTAGACGCAGTAGATGCGTACCTTAAGCGTATCTGGTTTTCCACTGATATGTCAGAGGTCAAGCGACTGAAGAAGTGGTTGGAAGATGATACCAACCTTGACACCCTTCACGATGCGTGGAGAGAGTATAGAAGAGACGAGCTACTCAGACGGCGGTCTCTCCTTGACGAAGAGTTGAGGAGGTTAGGGTATGATAAATAGGTGTGGAGCTACCCACTGATCGACCCCCTTTCCTAGAACGGTGCCCCCATCTTGCAACCGAAACCGCGTTCTAAGATTGCCTTGAGTTCAGTTATTGCCTACCGGAGTCACAAGGAGTTCCAGAAATTAGTAACTTTCAGACGTTTCCTTCAAATGGCAGTTGCTACAGTAGATGTCGCACTTTTCAGCCTCTGCCAGGATTAGGTTCCACCCTAGCCCACGTCTGATGCCAGCACTGATGTCGAATAGCTTTGTTGAGGGGTCACGGTGATGGAACTGGAGACACATTATGGCAGTCTCACCACATACTACACACCTATTGCCTCGCAGTCCAAGGAGGTCTACCCTTATCTGCTCTCGACGTGCCTTAACCGCCGCCTTCTTCTTACCTTGGTTACGGTAGTACCAGTCACGTTGGTATTGCCTGTTCTTCTCTGGGTTTGTATCCATAGTTAAAGTATAGCACGTTCTAAGGAGGTACGAGGTGATAATAAGGAAGCTAACTATGCCAATGTGCCAGCACTACCCACCGGACGGTCCAACTTGCCATTGCTACGGGGTGTACGAGCTACAGTTTGACATAATGACAGCCCCCCTCAATCTTTGCGAGGCTCACCTTAAGGAAAGGGTGGGTAAGTTTATCACCCGACCTTGTTGGCACGAGATTAGAATCCAGACCAATACTTGATAGATGGAGGTGAACATGAGTGAAAAGCCTGGTGGTCACAATAGCTGACCATGCCTACAACGACCTAATGGAGTGCTACACCTACTACGCCGACCAGTACTCCAGCCCCGAAGACATGGTTGCTGCCATACTGGATGAAGGTCTTGATGTTTGGATCGATCTTTACATGGCTGAAAAAGAAGAGGGTGCCGATGAAGGTTCCCAATAGGACTGCCAGTGGTCCAAAGGTAATATTTGCAGGTGAAATAGAGGGTGGTGAAGTACGAATGATGAGACTATGCGAGTGGCTTAGAGGTCGGGGAGTGGAGCCGGAAGAGGCTTATGACGACGAAGTCATATACTTGACCTTCAAACAAGCACAGTCCTTTAAGGTCTGGCAGAGGGAAGAGACTGTGGAGTGCACTATGGTCCACTGCCTGGTAACTGGCCAAGATGGGAATGTGCTGAAGTTCCACCCCCTTATCGGTGTTAGGTCCAACCCGAACTTCAGTGGGGTACAACATATAGCCCTCGACCCCAGTACTCATGGAGTGGTGGTTGGCGACGTAATGATGAAGTATTAGGATGAAGGACAACTCTCCAGCCACACTTGCCGAACTATGGCGTAGGTACGACGTATGTATGAAGAACCTGCGTATACTAGAGGACGACAGATGGGCAGTGGCTGCAGATACCATCCTAATGGCAGTAAATACCCTAACTGGTGGTAATTACAAGTAAAAGGTAGTGAAAATGACTTGATAGTAGTGGAGTTAGGCAGAATATATGGTGTTTGCCAGTATTGTACGGCTCCAGGGGAGTGTGCTGAGTTTGAGGCCGATAATGGCTACAAATTCTGGCTTTGTGAAGAGTGTACCGCTTGGGCTAGACATGCCTGGGACCTCGCCAGTATATTCTGTGAAAGGTCGGAGGAATTGACTGAAGAGGAGCGCCAACGCCTTACCTTTGTACGTTGGAGGGCTCTGAAGCAATCGTTCAGCAGATTGGCAGGTGGTAAGTGAACGTAGCATCAGCCTCAATCATATGGCGGCAGGTTTCAGACTCCATGTTGATCTGTGACGAGCTGAGGGTAGCCCTGCAAGAGTTATTCCTAGAACCACTATCTCCCAAGATGGTAATCTTAATGAACGAGGAAGACTACGTCCAGTGGGTCTCAGACTGCTACATGGCTATCAGCTTGGAGGACCCGTCCGAAGCCGACGAGTTCGTTAAGTCTGCCGACGAACTGTGGGATAGCCACTCCAGTAATGGTGAAATCCTCATGGTTTGGGACTCCGAGGAGGAAACTGATGGCTGATTACTACTACCTTGAGGGCTTCACTCTTGCAGACCTTCCTGACATACCTTGTGATCCGTCTGATAGACCGACTGCGACGGCAGGGGCCAACACAGGGATTGCCGTTAGTTACAGGCACTTGGCAGCAGTTCGGAGGTCGTTAGGTCTGCGTCTCCTTGAGTATTGGCCTGAATACAACACTAACCGTAGTATAGTAGCCTTAACAATACCAGATGCAGTACAGGCTCATGGTCGAGGGTGGGTTGGGTATAGCCTACCAACAATACGTCGTTGGCTGGGTTTGTGGGCTCCATACTTTGGACGTCCGTTCAACGTCTATAGGAGCGACTTTAGAGGGGTCATGTCCACCCATAGGGGCTGGACTGTGATGGTCGACTCCGGATTGGGTGTTAACAGGCTTCGGGACAACGTTAGAAGGCCTACAACTCCTACCTATACCCACCCTGAGAACTGGGGCGATGACTATCACCTAATCAAGGTAGATGGTGAGGTGGTAGCTGCCTACATTGATAGTAGAGTACTGTACCTATTTGCGGTTGGCATTAGTGGTTGGTGGTGGCATGAACTACTCAGGCAGCTACCGTCAAACAGGGCAGTGGCTGTTCCACCTCCACCTCCTGACTATGAGAATCTCTACATCGAACTTCGTACTAAGGGGTATGAGGCTCAGAAACAGAATTTGGTTGGCCAGTTGCAGTCTACCCGTAATGACATAGTTTCCTACCAAGAAGCCCTAGTTGGAAGGATGCAAGACGAGGCCAAGTATATCCGCCAGCTCAGGGCTTACGAGGAGCCAGACAAGAAGGAAGAAGAACTCAAGGACGAGTTTGTCCGTCTCAAGGCTGTTGAGGGTATAAAGAACGTAGTCATTGCTGGTTCAGCAGTGGTGGCTGAAACGCACACTATCATAGTTGAGGCTGACGGCGATACGTGGGACCTTGGAGCCTTCCGTATTACTATTGGCACCAATGGCCGCATCAGGATAATAAACCAGCGGGCCAAGGAAGTGATGAAGGGTACGAGTGAAGGCTTCTACAACGACATTCAACACCCTCACGTCTATGATGGTGGGGCATACGTCTGTCTCGGCAACCTACAGACTCCAGTAACCAAGCTGATAGGCGCGGGGGACTTTCCTACCGCCTTGGCAGTCCTGGTCAAGTTCCTCAACCACATCAACGAGAAGGAACATGACGGTATATACATAACTAGGTTGCGCGCACACTGGAATCCTGTGGGAGTGGAACCTAAGAAGGAAGGGAAAGCCCCAACAGTCATGGACTACGACGAGGCGTTGGAAGAGTTAGTTGCTCTCGAACCTGCGGAGGCGGTTGATCCCAACACTGGGACGACACTGCGTTGGGATGACATTGAACGAGTAGCAGGGTTTGTATATCATAATGGAGACGCGGGAACTACAGTAACTACTGTCACTCGATAGGAGGCGAAGTTTTGGCAACCAAAGCCAACGTATACATAGAGTTGGAGCCATACTCTAGGCTCCGATCCTACATCAAGCACGCCACTGGGGAAGTATCTGGCCTCGGCCACGTAAAGGAGATAGACGGAAGGTTAGTAATAACCAAGGTCGTCCTATTTGACCAGGAGTGTAGTGCAGGTGGTACTGAGCTAGATACCACTCCAATAGCCGAGTACATCCAGCAGTGGATGGAGGAAGGCGGTGACCCTACTGAGCTGCGCCTTTGGTGGCATAGCCACGCCCACACTGCCTGCTTCTGGAGCCAGACAGACCGTACCACTATGGAACAAATGGTAGGGCAGACTGTTCCTTGGTTCGCCTACCTGGTAGGGAATAAGGCTAACGACTGGAAGGGATCGGTATACGGCATAGCCACGCTACCCAAATGCCTGGGCGGTACGTCTGCCGTCGAGGAAGAGTTTGACCTGACTGTTCTATACCCCGCAATGGATGTGGACGAGGAGTGTGCCGAGGAGGTCAAGCAGAAGGTCAGGGAGCGGAAGGTGGTAATACCTCAAACCCCTTTTGGCCCGATTGGGAAGAGTATTTCGGCTAACGTATCTAAGGACGACTACAGCTCTGGCCTCCACCCTAATACCCGTAAGGCCAGAGACGTGGAGGCTGCGCTAGCCAAAGTGGCCGCTAACTGTGTGGATGGAGAGGTCATCCGCATAGATAGGTCAACTAGCAAGGCCGATGCCTACAAGCGGGGTAACCCACGTAACAAAGGCAAGAAGGGTAAGCGACGTGACAGTGACGACCCGTTTCAGACCTTCCTTGACAAACATTAGGAGGTAGTACTTGGCAATAGACTATTCGAGGCAACAAGACGTAGTCCAGGTTGACCTACTCGACTTTCCAGTCACCATAGTCGGGGCAGGTGGCATAGGTTCGCCTACCGCCTTAGCAGTCGCCAAGATGGGTGTAAAGGACCTAATGGTCATCGACTTCGACAGGGTAGAGGCCCACAACGTACCTAACCAGGTCTTGTACCCACCAGATGGAGTCGGCGAACTCAAGGTAGTTCTGTTGGCGCGTGAGCTGGCTCATCTATCATCAGTCAACATACTGGCAGTTGATGGGAGGTTCCCTGATACCAAACTGCGACCTGGGGTCATCATCTCTGGGGTTGACTCAATGGCTGTCAGGAGTGAAATCTGGCAGGCTGTGAAGTATGACCCTAACTACCCCCTGTACGTCGATGGGCGTATGGATGGGGAAGACTTAAGGGTCTACGCAGTCAATCCCTGTGACCCAGACCACGTAGACAAGTATGAAGGCTCACTATATGGTGACCAGGGTAAGGACGGTAGGCCATGTACCAACTCGTCTGTGATCTACTGTCCCTTTGTGATTGGAGGTGTTATCACCAGCAGGATAGCCGCGTTCGCTAGGAAGGAGGAGTGTTGGGGAGAGTACATACAGAATCTCAAGACCCTTCGCAGCATAGTCAACTCATGGGGAGTTGGTAATGACGAATGATCCTGCACCTTATACTGCAGCCCGTCCAGCCATGCAGTACAGGCCTAACGATAGGCCCAACGACGATAGGATGATCACAGTCTACGTGGCGCGCCTGAACCAGCCCACTATAGAGTTGGTCATGCCTTGGCGGGACGCCTGGATTAGCACTATACTGGAGAGGCTGGGCATCCTATACAGTGGTGACCGTCTCAGTGTGGGTGGGCGGTACGTCTGTACTGGTACCCTACTGCGTCATCTTGACGTGCTGAGGGTGTGGAATCGAACTGACGCAGACTCAGCCAGCTTCCCAGTAGGTGGTGGTCGGTCGGATGGTCTGGAACCTCGTGGAGAACTTCCCAACCCAACTGACGACGAGGATGAAGAGGAGGAGGAAGAGGAGCCCACCTGTGAGAGGTGTGGGTGCTACGACGACGATACCTGCGACTGCCCCTGCCATTGTGTAGATGGCTTCAATTGCAGTTGTAACTGCCATCAATAGTAGTTGTTAGTTTAGTTGGTACTGCAAAGTACCAGAAAGGAGTGGATCGTGGTCAACGAGACGACGATCGACGTGGCTATCGCTCGCATCGGTGGTGAGCGGAAGAACTATACCCTATTGCCCGGTTCTGTGGTGGCTGACCTGTTCTCGGCTGCCAGCGAATCTTGGGGCAACGATGAGGTACGGGTCACCCACGCGGGGCAGCAAGAGCGCATCAGTAGCGACCGGCACCCCCTGAGCAACGGCGACTCTGTGCTGATCATGACCCAGCCCCGTGGTGGGCAGAAGGTCGTGAAGGTTGGAGAGGTCGGTGGAGAAGTCAGGGAGTTCGCCATTCCGGATAACGGTACTGTCGGCGACGCCTTGGAAGCCGCTGGTCTCGACGCCGATGGTGACCTCCGCCTGAACAGTCGCCAGGCCTACCTCGACGACCAGGCACCTGATGGAGCCACCGTCATCGTCACTAGGCGCATTATCGGAGGCGATTAACCCTATTACGCGGGTCCTCCGTCAGCGCTGACGACGTTTGTGGTGTCAGGTCAGAAATGGCTTGACACCACTGGACTTATTACCTTATAATAGGAATACTATGCGAACTTCTGCGATGTGTGATACCATTAAGTGTCATAGGGATAGTTGTCCCTGTAATAGTTTACCTGCCCACCATTGGGTACTCCCTGAGGGTTCAAACCAGGGAGTATGTGTTAAGTGTGGAGAGGTAGCCAAGTTTGAAGGGTTGTATGGCGGTGGGTGGGTGGATATAGAGGGAAGGTTGAAAGAGTTACAGGAGGTAATTAATGGGAGATAGGTTTGTACTAGCCTTGGAGTGCGCTTACTGCGGGGAACTGAATAGAGAAGTCTGGTACGCTGAGTCTAGTGGTGTCGAAGACTTCGAGTGTATCAAGTGTGGCAAAGCTAACCTCATTCAGATAGGTTTCCAAGCAGTGAAGAAGAACCTAACAGTGGAGGAACGAGCCTGAGGCTCCTACCGCTGATAGCCACAATACTCATAGCCATAGCTATAGGGTGTTCGGCGGTTAGCCTGCAGGTAGATAGTAGGGAGGACTATGATAGACTTCTTAACGAAGTTGATCGCAGTGTTCTTATGGCTCAACCTTTTGATCTTGTTCGGAGTATAAACCATGTGCCTCTTACGACAGTTGATCTCATTGCCGCAAGTGATAGCATTATGGTGGCGTCGGCTGAACCCGCTACCGTGGTACAAGGACAGGGAGAAGTTGGAGGAAGTCCTGAAGGAGTGGTACAAGGCGGGGTACCTTCAGGGGTGGGAGGACAACATCCAATCCCGAACAACGGGGAGACTCCCCCAAGATTAGCGCAAGTTGCGGTTTCTAAGTATAATGTAGAACAGTTTCTTGACACCCTATGGTATGTCGAGTGGTGCGAGAGCCGCCACCAATATGAGGAATGTAAGGTAGGTAGCTCAGGTGAGTTAGGTCCATTTCAATTTATGCCGAGCACCTGGGCTACCACACCCTTTGCCGCTGCCGACCCATGTAACAGGACAGTGGCTTGGGAAGCGGCAGCGTGGTTTGTTAGTGTAGGTCGGCAATGGGAGTGGTCCTGCTGGCCTAGATAGGAGCACAACTTGTTAGTAACCATAACATCCATTGTGGGGTTGTCAGTCCTTTACCTCATCCTTGGAAGCCTTCTTGCAAGGCATTATATCAGGAACGAGGCGTCAAGAAACCTAAGAGGGGAACTTAGCGACCAGACAGCAGACCTGTGTATGGCTGGGGTTATTGCCGTTATGTGGCCTCTGCTCATTGCTGCAAGCTTATTGATAGTAGTGGCCTATGGCGTAGGTCGGCTCCTGACAATAGGCCAAAAGTAAACTAGGAGTTACCAACTGTTTCTTTTCGTTGACGTACTGTCGGTTAAAGACTGGGCCTCTACACACTTCAACCTGTCTGAGGACCTAGCCTCCCAGTATGTCAACGTATTAATTTCGGCCTCTCTTCGTGAACTGGGTGGGGTTGAGGGTATCTACGAGTATGCCCAACAAGACACTAAGGGCTCGGCGGTACTTTCGGTCTTGGCCATCGCTGATAAGAAGACTATTTGGATTAAGCCCTCACCCCACCCAGGAGAGGTAATAGTTAAGAAGGCAGGGTGTAAGGTCCAGCCTGACGAGGCGGTAGTTAGTGGTCCTATAGGTGTACCAATAAATCCTCCAGGACCAATCACCACAGGCGACTACCGCCTCGTCACTACCCTTGCTGAGGTTGTGGAGTATTTAGGGAGTGAAGAACTTGTCGGAATCGACACAGAAACTACTGGACTTAAGCCCGTCAGTGACGGACTCCTTGGAGTCTCTCTCTCTGTGGCTCCAGGGACTGGCTGTTACATTCCAGTCGACTGCTTCAAGACTGAGGAGTTATGGTCCGCGCTCCGACACCGGACTCTTGTATTTCACAACGCACCTTTCGATCAGCTATTCCTTGGATGGGACCCCGACAGTCTCACTTACCATGATACCAAGCTCCAAGCCTTCTTGCTCGGTCACTATCGTGGAAGCAGTGGTCTGAAGCGACTGGCCAGGGAACACCTTGGCTTGGAGATGCGGGAGTGGACAGAGGTAATAGCGGACGACCTTGACAGCTTGTACCCATACGCCTGTATGGATGCAGACGCCACACGTCGGCTACACCTGGAGTACACATGGCCCAAGATGCTAGAGACTGGGTCAGCTGATAGGTACCTCAATATTGATCTCCCAGTCCAATCTATATTGACAAAGGCTGAGAAGCACGGTATACTGATAGACCGACAGTTTGTTGAGGCCCAAATAGAAGGGTTGGATAGACTTGAACGACACCTTGCAGCCACCTTCCCCGTCCATCACCGATCCCCCAAGCAACTTGAGAAACTACTGTTTGATGATCTTGGACTCAGAGCTAGAGTCTTTACGCCAGCAGGTGCGCGCTCTACAGGGTCCAAAGCCCTTGCCCACCTTAAAGGAACTAGCGATCTGGTTGACAGGGTACTGTCTATTAAAGAAGCCGGATCGTCGAAGACTCTGTGGAGAGTCATCCTCGACCATCTTTATCCAGACTCTCGCTTACATCCTAGCTTCAAGACAACTTGGGCTATCACCAATAGAGTCGCTAGTGAAGGTCCAAACACCCAAAACTTCACGGCGGAGCAAAAGCTCGCGGTCGTCCCACCAGAAGGGTATGCCATAGTAAGTGCTGACGCCGTCCAGCTAGAGATGGTAGTCATGGCTGGCCTTAGCTGGGACCCTATAATGGTCGAGGCTTGGCTAGCTGGTGAAGACTTCCACAGTATGACGGGTGGACTTATCTTTAATACTGATTATCCCTCACCTACACAACGTAAGACCGGCAAGGTGTATAACTTTGCAGGTATATATGGGTTGAGTGAGAGGGAGTGCGCTAAACGTGACAATGTGGAGCTGCAAGAGGCTAGAAGAAGGCTACAGATAGTAAGAGGTAAGCTCCACGTACTGAGGGTGTGGCAAGAAGGTATCATAGCTGAGGGCATGGAACGTGGGTATGCAGAGTCCTGGTTAGGCCACCGTATGTACTTTGAGGCCATACAGTCTAACGACCCGCGTACCAGGAGCCATGCCCGCAAGGAACTAGCTAATGGAGTAGTGCAGAGCACTGCGTCTGGTGATATAATAAAGGTCTGCATGGTGCGTATGGACAAGTATGCCCAACAGCTAGGGGCGCATTTTTTCGACCAGATTCACGATTCGCTAGACTACTACTGTCCTATGAAGTTGGTGCGTGAATTAGAAGAAGCGGTACACGAGGTAGCCAAGACTGTTGAGTTCATGCTGCCCATACGATTCAAGGTGAAGGTAGGTCAAACATGGGGTTGAAAACTGTATCAGGTATGACAGCCATGTTCAAGTACTATGGGGCCAGAGGACGTATCAGGAATATGTCCCATGCTGGAGGTTATACTACCATCCAGTCCGATGGTGGGCGGGTTACAGTCTGGTATTGCGTACCATTGTACTCTACGCACCCAACCCTTTATTATTCCGGCGATAGGTTGTTAGTATGATGGGTATAGAGTATTTGCTAATACTTATATCATCTTGGGCCAAGATATTCTTCTACTATGGGGCTAGAGGTACCCTAGTTAGAACCTACATGGACCAAGGCGACTTGGCAGTGGTGTGGGCCTGGCCTGAAGACATAGAGATAGGGTTGGAAACTGGTACCGTCTTTATATCAGTTGATGAGGAGTTGACTACAGACGAAGAGGAAGAGGCTACCGGCTGACAGAAACAGTGTTACACATAAGTTCAAAATAGCAGACCAGTCAGGCTACCTTATAGTAGGGTTGTTCGAGGATGGCACACCAGGAGAACTCTTTGTATTTGTAAGTAAGCAGGGGTCAACAGTCAGCGGGTTGGTGGACGCCTTCGCTATCATGGTTTCGATAGCCTTACAGTACCACGTCCCACTGGAAGACATAACGCGGAAGTTCAAACAGACTCGGTATGACCCTGCTGGATTGACTAGTAACCCTGATATTCCGAAGGCGACTAGTATACTAGACTACATTGCTCAGTGGCTTGAGCGAAGGTTTCTTGGGGGTGAAAGGAAGACTGAAGAAGATGTCTCGGAGTACGGGGCTAACCCTCTTCAGGACGGGGAGTTCGATTCTCCCCCACCTCCACCAGGTGAAACCACTATAGAGACACTGATCGTGCCGATACGTAATAGCTCCGGTGTGTGTTGTCCAGAGTGTGGGTCTATTATGGTCCACGAAGAAGGTTGCCTAAAATGCTGGGGTTGCGGCAACTCGCGTTGCTAGGAGGACGATAATGAGTGTTGGTGGAATTGATGACAGACCCAACCCATGGAGGGTAGCACTAGTAGAACTCGTCAACTGGTTGTCTGATACCATGCCAACACCGTACATCATGACTTGTAGGACTCTGCTAGACCACGGGCTTTATAAGTATCAGGTAAGGGAATTCCTCGATGACCTTGGGTGTTCCGGCGATGATATTGACGACCTATTTGATAACCAATTAGGCTGGTATGACGAAGACCCGAGTTAATGATTGACTTAGCTGAAGAGTCCATAGGAGGCCGCCGAGGTAGGGCCAGCACCAAAGTTTGGACTGTAACGCTACGTCTACCGGAGGAGTGGGAAGCCATCTTCATGAAGTTGATAGCCTCTCCTGACAACCCCTATGAGACTATCACCGACATTGTAAGGCATGGCTTCTCAACCATCATGGATATGTGGGAAGACGAGCTACAGTCCAGTAAGTTAGCAGCTGCCTTTGCCAGTGAGAGGATGATTAGGGACTTCATAGACGAGGAGAGTACATACCAACAGCTTAAGGATAACATGGAGTCTATGAAGGCCTTACACTCTAAACTACTAGCTGATGGTCAGGACGACAGGGCGGCTGAGATAATAGAGAAGTTCAAGGAAGTGGTAGAAGCCTTGCCCGATGAATATTGGCGAGATAGGTATCGGAAGGAGTTGGGGAAGTGGCAAGGGTAGTCCTACTGGTAGTAGTGGTAGTTGGTATAGTTGGGATTATGGGGGCGTGCGGCGATCCCAAATATGACGAGTCGTGGAAACCTGCTAAAGATTATTGCTACCACATCGAGTTCGACCCGAGAGGCGATGGTAATAGAGTCCTTGGCCACACTGAAAACTATCCCGTATTAACAGTCAGTGAGGGGGGTTGGGAAGTCTTAGGTAAGGATGTCCGAGTGGACGAAGGTGATTACTCTCGTGATTACGTCGTGCCGTATATACAGTGGGTTACAGGGCCAAATGGTTACATAAGAGTAGAAGGCTGCAAATAAGGGGAGTGGAATATGAGCGCCAACAACTACACCATCTGCCCTAAGTGTAAGGCGAGTAGGGAGAAGACTTTATCCGAAGCCTATGGGAAGGTCACACCCCAAGAGTACGAGGACCTACTGGAAGCCAGTCCTGAGTGCGACGACCTCCGAGAGGACTGGGAGGTAGGAATTTGGAAGGGAAAGTTTATAGTAGATTATAGAGCCCGTTGTTCCGCTTGCAGCTTCACCTTCAGTTACAAGTACGAGGTAGTGGTATGATTGGAGCTAAGTAAAGAACAGCTCGCCTACCTATCACACAAGACTGGGCTGGTAGTTACCTCCCTCTACACTAAGGGGCCACAGGTATGGGTCGACTGGGGTAGGGGAATACGCCTTATGTCCACCTACAATGGTACCTTCAGGATTAAGATGTTGGTACTACGCGACCTACCAACTATCGCATACTTGATAAAGGTTAAGGAGGGTTGGGAACGTGAAAGAGAATTGTGTGGAATCGCAGCCAAGCGGCAGATCATCCACTAGGAAAGTGTGGAAGGTCTTGAGGAGAGTCGAGGGGTTGGGAGGGAAAGAGGCGTTGGTTTCGGCGTGGATAGACTCCGAAATGAGGTACAACTACTCCACGAATAGGGAGAACGTTCCGAGGATTGGGAAGTTCTTGGCCTTTGAGAGCCTCGGTGACGCCGTGAGGTTTATCCCAAACGTAGCTAGTTATGGCCTCGACTGGGGCAGTGAGATTTGGGAGTGTGAGTCTGGGGGGGTCGAGGCTGCAACCCGAATATGCTTTGGAACTTGCAACCTGAGCAAGGAGTCAGCACTAACATTTTGGACAAACCCCAATACCTACTTCAATCCTAGCGTCCCCCCTGCTGGTACCGTGTTTTGTAGTACCTTGAAGCTGAAGAAGAAAGTGGCTGAGTGGTCCCACGCCATGAGAGGCGTAGTGATATTGAGTGAAGCCTAGCGACCTGGGGATAAAGGTTGGGTCCGACGACGAATGGAGACCCTCCCAACTGGAAGTTGCCCAAGCCATAGCAGATAGCCCATCAAAGTTTGTATGGGTTGACGGTCAAACGGGGGTTGGCAAATCAGTCGTCGCCCTCGCAACTTATGGGCTACTGGAGGTACCGACTGTCATCCTGACTGCTGACTATGGGCTCCAACGCCAGTACTCTGCAGCCAGTGATGGGTTTGTAGCATACGGTCGCCCAGCCTTCAAGTGCAAACTAGACGGGTACGACCACCTACGAGTTAGCCAAGCCCCCTGTGCGGGAGGTTACGAGTGCAAACAAATAAGTGGTTGCGATTACTTTATCCAGAGAGAAGCCCTAAGGCATCAGCCTCTGACTCTCACAAACTACGCCTACTATATCTACGAGAAGCGGGCTGGAGGGTTTGCACCACCTCCCACTCTGTTGATATGCGACGAAGCGCACGTCTTGGAGAGCTTCTTAGTAGGAAGTGCCACTTTAGACCTGTCCAAACTATCTACATTTGGAGAACCTCCCAATACTGATGAAGAACTGAGGACATGGCTTAGGCAGGTGGCACTACACCTAGAGCACCAGATAAGCTCGTTCTCTGCCGATGACCCCGACGCCTTCCTAGACGATACAGCTCCCAAACTGTTGAGGAGACTGCGGGATGACTGTGTTAGGGTAGCATGGTCTAAGGGTTGGATAAGGCAGAACAATCTGGTACGACCCATATGGGCGCACGAACAGTTTGACGCTATGATCCAGGGCACTACTAAGATAGTCATAATGTCGGCTACACCGCCACCGGCCTCAGTACTGGGCGACCTAGAAGACATAGACTATATCGACATACCTATGGACTTTGATAGGAAAGAGCAAGCTCCCATATACTACCGGCCAGCGGCTAAGCTGAACTACAAGAACATCAAGGAAGAGTTTCCTAAGGTTGTATCGGCTGTAGACGCTATCATATCTCAACACCCATTAGAGAGAGGACTTATACACACACATAAATTTGAACTGAGCAGGCAGTTGGTCAACTCCAGTCGCTACGCCCACGAGATGGTGACTCACAGGCCTGGTGGTAAGAACAGGCTGGCTGCCCTACGCTCCTTCAAGCGTGGTGACCGTCGCATTATGGTTAGCCCATCAGCTACCAGTGGTGTAGACCTACCAGGTGATGAGTGCCGTTTCATCATATGGGTTAAGGCACCTTATCCTGACCTTGGCGACGCCGTAGTAGCCGCCAGGTTTAAGGATAACAGGAACTGGTATGAGGAACAAACTGTCATAACCTTGGCGCAAGGGTTGGGGCGTGGAATGAGGAGTATGGACGACCATTGTGATGGGTACATACTGGATGGTAGTGCAGGTAGACTGCTTAGGAGGTTGCCAACATGGTTGAGAGATACAGTAGTATGGGAGGTGAGCCATGAGCATGACACCGGAGGAAGCTCTGGACTTGTTGATCAAAACGAACATCAGCCCTGAGAACGTCCGACGGGAAGAGGCCGTCCTGCGTCAAGCCCTCCTCCACCCAACCTCCTGGTGCGGACAAGAATGTGGCTGCTTTTGGGAGGGGGTGGATATGGGAAAAAGAATTACACTTGACAGACCTCATTATGAGGTATAACATAGAGGTATAGGACAGTTTAGTACGGTCAAAGATAAGGAGTGATTTGATTGACCGAGACCATTCCGAGCTTGGCCCCAGATGATCTGGGTACCGAGTTCTATTTCGTAGGCAGGTGTGAGGAGGCCATTTACCGCTCTGAGCAAATCGAGCGGAAGGATGGTAGTGGTTCCTTCACCAGCAGATCAGTCGTAGTCCGGTGGGCCAGACTAGGTGAGACCGATGAAGCCGGTAATCAGCGTGAGATGACTGTCTTCTTCAACTATCCAGCAATGGGTAAGGTCAACCCTAACAGCCCTCTAGGACAGTTCGCCCTAGCCTGTAGGGATGCTGGCACAACCATCAAGGGTGGCAACTCTCCAGCAGAGAACGCTGAGAACCTCAAGAAGGCACTAGTGGATAACATCTACTTGGTGCTAGGCCGTAGTGAGATGTCTCCTGGAGCCTCTAGGTCTAGGGTCTACACCTACCCGGTTAAGCTTGTAGGCCACGGGATGGAGTACGACACCAAGGAAGTAGAGGCCGTGCTCAATAGTATCAACTCCACTACTGCCGATGGTGAGGCTGAAGAGATTGAGCCAGTTGTTGAGGAAGCCGGAGCTAAGATGTCTGGCTCCTGGGAAGACTATGCCACAGACCTAGTGGATGTAGCAGTTGGTAAGACCAAGCAGGCTTCCATCCTAGCTATGAGCAACTTTGCCAATAAGGCTGGTATCCCTACTAACGTGCGGGTCACCATTGCCAATGGTAAGGTCCTCAAGCTGATGGAAGACGCTGGGTACATCACCACTGACGAAGCCGGTAAAATCCAGGCGGCCTAAGTTGTGGGAGGAGAACTTCGCCTCAGCTACGGTTCCATTACTGCCTACATAGCCTGTCCTCGTAGGTATGAGGCCACTTACATCCACAAGATGTGGAGTACCACTAGTGGCCAACAGCATTTAGGTATATCAGTTCATAGTGCCGTCGAGGAATGTTTGCATACTCCCAGTATGACAGACCAACAGCTAATCGAATCCTTACGTCACCACTTCAATACTGGGTCTGCGGACGTAGATTGGCAGGGAAAGTCACCAGTCAAGATGTTGGGGGAAGCTGAGAAAGGGATAGTCCTATACCGAGAAGTGCTTAACCAGCTCACCCCTGCTAATGGAGCCATTGAGGTTAAGTTTGAACGGCGGCTGGCCGAAGATATACTGTTGGTTGGTAAAGTAGATGCCATCACCACCAACGCTACTATTGTAGACCATAAGACCAGCCGCCGTTCCCCCACTCCTTGGGATGTCCCGCTAAGTCTACAACCAACAGTCTATGCACTGGGGTTGGAGCTAGAGCAGGTCAGAGCAGCCTTCGGGTATATAGTATTTCTAGCTAAGGGTCCGAGGGTTGAGCTACATACTACTGAGCGAACGTCTAATGACGTAGCTTGGCTTAGGGACTTACTCATCCCACAGATTGCTGACGGTATACTGAACAAGAGGTTCCCACCTCGCCCAGGTTGGCACTGTTCAACCTGTCATGTGAGGTGTGACTTTTGTGGGTATAGAAGTTCTTGGATGGGTAAGATAGAAGCGCCAGAGGAGGTATTGACATGAAGAAGACTACTCCCAAGACTTATATGGTTTGGGCCTTTGAAGAAGACATTATGATGGCGTTTGAGGCCGTCTCTGAAAGTCAGAAGGGTGCTGACTTCAACGTCTTCTTCTCCAAGAAGGAAGCCGAAGAGTGTCGTCTTGAGGGTGAGGAAGAGAACTTAGTCCAGCTCACCATAACATACGACGCCACAGAGGAGGTAACTTAACGTGGATCGGACCGACACGTTCTACTTGTTTGAGGACGACATAGACAGCACGGAACTGGTCCTCTATTCAAGTATAGAGGATGCCGAACGGGCCAGGGTTGACCCAAAAGAGAAACTATTCAAAGCTACGGTAACCATTAAGGTGGACGGGGAGGTAGCACATTAGCATGGAAAAGCACTACATTAAGTACATGATTAAGGAAGACCTGGACGGCGAAGAAGGTATCGACTTCATTTACAACTCAAGGAAAGAGGCTGAAGCAGATATCAGGGATATACCTGAGGCCACTGTAGTCAAGGTAGAGATTACGGTAGTGACTCTGGACCTGGAGACGTGATATGACGTGGAGCAGAAACTAACTTGTTCTAAGTGCATCCGCCAGTTATACACTTGCCAAACCTGTGGGGCGGTACTGTGTTCTGAATGTTTTACCTATTGCGAGCAGTGTGGGGAAATCACTTGTGGGGAGAGCGATTGCTTCAATTGGAAAACCCTTCTGTGTAAGGACTGTGATGATTCTTGAAGCCCTTCAAACTAGCCGACGTTCTAGCCACCACAGACCGTGAAGTACACTTATGGTATGGCCCACCTGACAGTGGCAAGTCAACCAGAATCCTAGAGGTAGCCTTCCTCCACCCTGAGTCTAGATGCATTGTGATGGACGGGGAAGGCCGCTTTGGCAAGCTGTGGAAGAACGAGTGGCCATTCGTAGAGAACATAGAGTGGTACGTTCTTAAGACCTGGGATGACATTAAAGAGTGCTACGACCAGGTTAAGAAACAGCTCAAAGCCGGTGACTGGTTGTTCATGGAGATGGTAGATAAGTTTTGGGACCAGGCTCAGAACGCCTACATCATCAAGAAGTATGGTTTGACCCTAGATGAGTACTTGACCAAGCTTAAAGCCGAAGGGTCTATAGGTAAGAGGGGCGGCGACACCGACTCCCTGAGCATGTGGCAGGTAGTCAAGAAGGAACATAACTTTGGGTTAGTTGACAACGCCACATCCTTCCTTGACGCCAACGTGGTCATGACAGCACCCGCTCACCCAGTCATGATCGGCATTGACACTAAGGAAACCATCGACCTGTTCGAGGCTATCAAGTTTAAGCCTGAGGGTGAGAAGCGCAACTTCTATAGGGTGGACACCTGTATTTACTTTGGTATAGACATCGAGGGTGGTAAGCCTTCGAGGACCTGGACTACCGTTAAGGATAAGTGCTCGAAAAGGAGGGCGTGGAGGCGTCCCTACGACGCTTCCGTCAAACCATGGTGGGAAGAGTACAAAGAGTTTACAACGACTACGGAGGAGTAGAATTAGACCCCGCTTGGGGCCATGATATAGAGTTCTTCAAGTTCTTAGATAAGGACGCTCCAGAAGTCCAACAAGAGACTAATGCTCCCATACTGTTCTTGCCGTCTAGGGACGGGGTCTTTCGCCCAGTGGTTATGAGGAAGATGGGGTTTAGATGTCGGTAGTATCAGTAGAGCAGAAACCAGTTAAGACATATGAAGACGCCATAGACTGGGCTTGGCTAAGGGTACGTCCGATCCTCATTGATCGCCAGCGCAAATATGGTCATGAGAATATCAATAGGAGTGGGGAGCTTGGCCTATTAGTCAGGCTAAATGACAAGCTGGCTAGGATGGGGAACCTGCTCAAGGTCAGTGGAGAGGATGAGTCAGTAGAAGATACCGCCATCGACATAGCAGGCTACGGCATCATATGGGTCATGTGGCTGAATGGTCTATGGGGCAGGTTCCCACTGGAGGAAGATCGTGGTAACCCTAACGATGGACAAGCCTAAGACTGCACTGGTTGAGTGCTACTTCTGCAGGATCAGGATAGTCAAATGGGAGTGCATAGTCTGTGGTATGTGGGTATGCGACGACTGCTATGACGATAAGTTTTATGGTGGTCGTTGCCCTTGGTGTCAGGCGGCTGAGTACCGATGATTGAAGAAGTCTATCTAGGAACGTATGAGACCACTAAGCTTGAAGGAGACTTGCTTGACCCGTTTAGCAGGACGGGTGGGCTTCTTGCCCGAAGGGGGAGTTACTGTATAGTTCTTGGAGATGACTATGGGGATAATGCGTGCACCCTTTATCCGATAAAGGGCAAGTTCCGGCGCAATCGTAAGTACCGCCTCGTCGCTGTTCCTGTAGAGGATGTTGACTTGCTACGAAGGGTATAGTTATCCTCGACACCCGCGACCCTAAAGCCCTAAGGGCCTCCGTCCGTAAGTACCTTGAGAAAGCCGGACTGGAGGTAGTAGAGGAAGCCTTGCCGTCAGCCGACATACTGATGATAACACCAGTAACCACTGTAGGTATAGAGAGGAAGACTGGAGAAGACCTCATATCCTCAGCTCTAGGTAAGGGTCGTAAGGGCATACCGGTAAGTAGGTTGGCTGACCAACTATCTAGACTTAAGGAGGCATACCCTGTACCAATACTACTGGTCACCGGCATTCTTGGCGAGACTCCAGATGGTTGGGTCAAGACTTCTTATGGTGACAAGCCTAGACTTAGGTGGGCAACTTGGTCAGGAATGGCGAAATCAATTCAGCATGAAGGGGTCATCATCGACTACTGTCCTTGTCCCGCTAGGCTGGGAATTCAGCTACTCGAAATGTTCCGGTATTATAGTAAGAAACAGCACAAGTTTATGGTAGAAGCATGAAACGCACAAAGGAATGGTGGGAAAGACTAACAAAGGCTGAACGCTCAGAACTCTACTGGTTAGAGAGGGCGGGCAGTAGTGGTTATGGTGGGGGTGGGTACCTCCCCGACGATTGCTCCGAGTGTGGATATTGCAGTCAACCGTTTCTGGGTAGCGGCGACCTATGCCTACCTTGCCTCCACCGTCTGATAGAGCTTTGTGATAAGGCTGACGCTAAGGAAGAGGAGAAAATATAGTTGATTAACGTAACGGTAGTATTAGATGAATCAGGGTCGATGGCCCCACGTAGGGACGACACTATCAAGGGCCTTAATGAGTACATCGAAGGCCTGCAAAAGGGTGGTCAGGATATGCGGTTGACCATCTTCACCTTCAACTCTTACCACTGCCTACCTAGAAGGAGTTGTCCTATCAGTCAGGCCACTGCTCTGACCGATAAGGAGTACGCCCCCGATGGGATGACTCCTCTATACGACGCTCTTGGTGGAATCCTAGAAGGTAGATCACCTGCCGACTTTGGGGACCCCTCAATCTGTGTAGTCATCACCGATGGGTTGGAGAATGACTCCAAGAAGTTTACCAGAGAGAGAATCTCTGAACTTATAGGCCACCTACAAGAAGACCACAAGTGGGAGTTCGTCTACTTGGGAGCTAACCAAGATGCTTGGGCTGTTGGGTCTCAGCTTGGAGTCCACCAACATAGCACCAGAGGGTACAAGATACATCGCCTAAGTCCTATGTACCAAGGATTGGCAGGAGCCACAGTTTGTTATGCTGCAGCTATGGCAGCGAACCCAAGTGCCACTCCTGACTTCTTCGCTAAGGACGACGACCTTGGCCAAGAGACGCCTGATAGTAACTGACGACACAGGGCGTGGCTGGGTAGTCCTGCCAGATGACCCTGGCTATTTATCACTTGACAAATTAAAGCATATGGGATATACTTTAGAAAAGGTGGGAATACCTAGAGAGGTCTTACTAGGAAATCCTCCACTCCCAGTAGATATTCCCGAAGACCTTAGCTTGGAGGAGTTAAAGGAGAGGTTATCGGACCTAGTCCGACGTGATCTTGGCGAAGGAAATCTGGGTAGTAGTAACACCAATCAGGGATGATAGCTGCTTAAGGCGGACCAATATCCTACTAGGGGATAACTCAGCAGACCTAGTCCTTATGGACAACGAGCTGATGACAGAAGTTCCAGCCCAACTGACTGAGCGTTATTCCCTAGTTTGCTGTGTTCATGGTAGCCCGACCTCCCACATCTTCGTACCGATGTTCAAGTCAGAGTACCTGGAGCTGTGTGAGGAGGCCTACAATACCGCACTTGACCAGGTACTATCCGGTTTGTCCTTCTCATGGTATTCAGATGGTGAGGAGTTTATGGCATTTCGACCGAGGAACAGGGATGTGAAAGTGGTACAAGCCATACCTCCTCAGATGGAATCAGGTTTTAACGTTAACTAGTACATATAACCAGGAGGTTGCATTGACAACGATAACAGTACTGGGAATACCCTGGGAAATTTTCAGGGCTCCCCAGCCTCCAGCCGAGATTGGAGCGTTGCATGGCGGTTGTGCAGACCACATGCTTAAAGAGATTGTACTGATAGACTCTTCACCAGAAGAGATGCTACACCTACTGCTGCATGAACTGCTTCATGTGGTGGATGGGTACCTATCACTTGGGATGCGGGAGGATACTATTAGGCGTTTGGCTTATGGGCTGAACCAAGTGTTTACAGCCAACAAGATGGTCTGTCCAGACTTGATTACCAAGAAGTACTGGACAGCGTTGAAGGAGAAGACGGCATAGTGTTACGTGGAACCTCCTGCTCCAACTTAGCCTGCCCACTTCAACGGGAAGCAGTAGATCGTGGCCTTTTACAGTGTATTCCCGTACCTGGCGACGGTCCTATGGATGCAGAGGTTGTCCTAATAGGTGAGGCTCCTGGAGCCACCGAGGAAGACACTGGCCGACCGTTCCAGGGGCGAGCAGGTGGTATCCTCAACCGTATCCTCAGGTCGGTTGGCCTGCGACGAGAAGATGTTAGGGTAACTAACGTAGTCTGTTGTAGACCAACCGATGAAGAGGGTAGAAATAGAACACCTACACCCCTGGAGGTTGCTGCCTGTACCCCCTACCTCCTTAATGAGTTGAAGTTCCTCAATCCTAAGGTTGTTATATGCCTGGGTGAGACTGCGGCCAAAGTCTTTATGGGCAACATAGCCATCGGTCAGTGCAGAGGTATGCTAAGGTATGACGGCAGGCTGTTGGTCGGGGCTACTTACCATCCAGCCAGTGTGTTCAGGATGCCGGAACTTGAAGAAGTAATTGAGGAAGACATAAAGGGGTATCTGAATGAAGTTCAGTGATTACGTGCGAAGTAGAATAGGAAATGACACCCTCTCGACCTTTGAACTTGACCAGTGGTTGGACAAGTGGGTAACGGAGTGGATAGAGGCGCAAACCGGTGGGTGCACTACTGGAACAGACGTGGACTTGTGTACCTTTTGCTTCATAAGGCGTGAACTAAGGTTAGTTAAGGAGCTGAATATTGATTGACTATCAAATTATGCTCCCTATGCGGCGCAGAATTCGACGCCTATAGGGATCAAGATAAGTACTGTGGTGACTCTTGCCGTGGTGAGGCCAAGCGACGACGTGAACGCAAGTTTGCCCTGCCACCTATGGACCCACCTACCTTTGTACGTAAGGAAGTCAAGCGCTCTGCTGACGACACCAGACTAGTAATAGTATCAGACCTCCAATACCCGTTCCACGACCAGCGTATTTGGGCAGCAGTTTCTAGATTCATTGATGACTTCGACCCCAACGTAATGGTGTGGAATGGCGACATAGCTGACGTCTACAGTCTATCGGTATTCAACAAGAACCCCCTAAGAGAGTTCAACTTTGCCCAAGAGACTAACTACTTTAAGCAGTTTATGACTGACCACAGAGAGCGGTGGAATAATGCCCAACACTACTACCTGTATGGAAACCATGAGGACAGGTGGGATCAACATATTTCGAGGCGTACTCCAGAGTTGGCAGGTCTCATTAATTTTAACCGAGCAATTGGCCTGGATGACCTCGGTATTCATTCCCTCCCCTATGGCGGCGTTCTTGACTACCTTGGTTTCGCTATCACGCATGGCTCCAGGGTATCCTCACTTCCATCCGGAACCGCAAGAGCCCACGCAATTGCCGTTGGAGGTTCGGGCGTTGTGGGCCACTCCCACAGAGTTGGATGCTATTCTTTCACAGACCTTAGGGGACAACACGCTTGGCTCGAACAAGGTTGCCTTTGCAGGCTAGACCCTGACTGGGTAAAGCAGAGGCCCACAAACTGGCAACATGGCTTTGTAATCGGTACGGTCTACGACAACAAACTCTATCTCACTCAAATATTGATCTACGCGAAGGGATTTGTAGTGAACGGTGAGTTCTACAGAGCCTAGAGGGTACAAATCAGGATACCACCCCTACCCTGAGAAGAAGCTGGGACTGAAGGTCCACTATGCTCGTCGGGCCTACCCTATATTTCCCTACAGAGTAAACTGTATAGATGTTGACGGTGTGGTAGCTGACTTCGCCACTGCCTTAGTAGAGTATGCCTGGAGCCACTTCAAGGTTGACATTCCCCTACCACCTACAAAGTATGATTGGTGGAAAAACTACACCAACATAGACCTCATTAGAAGTATATCAAGCTCCCCCAATTTCTACCTCAGAGTCCCCCCTATCAAACTGTCGGTAACCGACAGAGTCGCCCTCCAAGCAATCCTTCACGGCAGCGACTCCCTATTCACCACTACCAGGTTCTTCGTCACAGGCGATAAGAACGTCACAGAACAGACTGAGGAGTGGCTGAGAGGCCAAGGCTTCAACAAACCAGTACTGAGAGTTAGAAATGTAACTGTACTCCCCCACCTGTTCTGGGTTAGGTCTTGCCTCAACGACAACCTGGACGACACCGTAAAGCTGAGCTACGCTGGTGCCTACAACATCTTCCTAATAGACAGGCCTTACAACCAAGGAGAGACTGCACCATATAGGATTAAGAGGGTCTCGTCTATTGTGGAGATGTATGAGCAAATTAAGGGTCGGAAGGTTGACGAGTTAATCGCCAAAAGGAAGCGGCGTCCTAACCCCTTCGAGCTGCAGATAGCCATGAGCAAACTCAAGATTATGATATAATGGTAAGTGTGAGACCGATCATCTTGTGTCCTGTCAAGCTACGTGAAGGTGAAGACTTGTTGATAGTCACAGCCGAGGACAGAGATGGTCGTTCATACAGGATAGAGGTACCGCTACATGACATCTTTAGCCTCCTTTATCCAAACGACGAAGGCGAGGAGGTGAAATAACATAGCTGCACTAGCACCATCTAACGGTCTATCATACTGGACGGTCAGTGTAGGGGGTGAACTATCCTTGTCTAGTTCCGCCACCTACAGCTTCACAATCCCGTTTCCCAAGGCTCGACTAGTCCATTGCTCGGTAGACTGCGGTACAGTTGGCACCTCCGGAAGCATTGACGTTCAATACGGTGGGACTACCATTCTGGATGCTGCGTTCACTCTAACCTCCAGCACACCTGCCAGCGACTTTGTGACTAAGGGAACACAGTTGTCTGCGGGGAACCAGGTTGATGTGGTCTTTACCACTGGCGGGTCGATTGCTAACCCTCTTTGTGTCATGACGTTCGCAGTCGGCGGAGGCGATAAGCTCCCGATCAAGGGGGATAAGGTGTGATAAGTTCTGGGAGTTAACCTAGGAAGATTACGACCTGACCTAGCGCCCACTGAGATAGCCACACCTGGCGACTTTCGGTGGGCTGCTGGGTTCTTTGAGGGCGAAGGCTGTGCCTACCTTTCTGGTAGGGTAACAGCATCGGTATGCATCAGCCAAGTGAACCGTTGGCCTCTTGAGCGTATGAGGGCTCTGTTTGGAGGCAGCGTTCGTCAGAAGCCCGCATCACCAACGTCGTTTTCCAATACCCAGCACATCCTCGAGTGGAGAATACATGGCGCACGTGCTCGCGGTTTTCTCATGAGCATCTACGGTTTGGTATCTCCCAAACGACAGGTGCAGGCACTGAGGGCAATACGTGGAGTCCCTCAGGTTTAAGGGACCTGAGCCCAAAAATAACACGGCTACTGCAACTAACATAAAGCATAATTGCGGTGCCGTGTTATTTGTTATCTTCAGTTGGGGAGGTCGTGCTGGCGTATACTGTTACAGATGTCAGCAGTGGACTTCTTCCAACGGGGTCCTTTGTCAGTATCTTCCAATGTCCACCAGTTGCCACACTTCAGACACTCCCGCATCTTAGGGACCTTAACCCCATTCAAGTCTGTAAAGCTAAAGTGGTTTAGCAGCAGGTGGCGACAAAGCTTTATCACTCTCCATCACCATCACCTACAGGGTTATGGGTTCCTTAGTGACAAAGCGCAATACCAGTCCAATTAGTCCACCTACTACGAAGACGATAGACGTCTGCTCCTCAACTCCAAACACCTCCGTGCCTGTGATGAGGTTAATGATGCCAGACACAGCTCCTACCACTATCGCAGCAATAGAGACTAGGGTAGTCTTGCTTAGGTACCACAGTTTGGGTTCCATACTTCACCCCCTTACTGATCTCTTAACCACTTGTACCACGCTGGGTCTCTATAAGGTCCATACAACGCGTCTGTTACGGCGATGTCTGCAGCTCTAGGGTAGGGCAACAGCCCACAACTTGGCGCATAGGTATAGTCCATTACGGTGGTACCGCAAGCCTGTGCAGGTGTGTCCCATAGAGCCAGACCCGCGTGTCCGAACTCATGGATCAGGACGTGCTCCCTCCAGTTGTGGTCCAACCTCGCCCAGTAGTACGGCTCCACATGGACTATGGCGGTACTATATTCCCACAAGTCTGCATCCTTCACGTACTTCCAACCGTCGAACGATACGCAAGCCACTACCGTAAACCCTGCATTGGGCTGGCAGTAGTTCTGCACGAACGCACTGTCCATCTTGAATATAACAGTCACTCGTGCCTTCTCGTCGCACCGCTCCTGGATTTGTACTGCAATGGTACGGTTGATCTTGCCCCAACCCCAGTCAGAGTCCAACCCATCCCAGGCGGCATAGTGATCGTCTTGTGACCAACCAGCCCCATCCAAGCAGTAGTACAATGGGTATCTTTCCTCTAGTGGCCTGGACAGGAACCCCGACCAATAGGGAATCTGTGTGTCGGTGCCAACACCATTGTATATGGCTGCTACCGGGTAGGAAGGCTGTGGTTCAATCTTCCCCCAGTACTCGTTATGACTCCAATCAAGTACTGCTGCCCCGAAGAGAACCCCCAGTAATAATGGTAACGTCCCGTACTTAGCCCAATTCATCCACCCCATTATGGGGCCACCATTATATCAATAGGAGCGATCATCATGGTATCACCGTCTACGTCAACCATTGTCCCCACTCCAAACCCGTCTGATATGATAAGCTGTTCTGCGGAATTAGGTGGTGGTGCATGATACTCATCTCCTCTGATACTGATGACAACTAGCGGTCCACCAAAGGCTACAGCTGCCACTAAAGCTATGGGGATCGCAAAGTCAGTCCTTAGTTTCTTTAACAGACTGAACACTGCTTACCCTCCTCTCTACTTATATTATACAACTTAACCTGTCGTAACCAACTTCCAACTCCATGTGCCGCCAGCCGACCTCAGGCATACATACAAAGCTTGTAAAGCACCTCCTGAGTTGATCATAAACACTCCAGCATAACTTGCACTAGCAGTTGGTAATGCAACGGTGTCTGGAATAGCTAGTAGGTCGGTACTACCGTGGGAAGCTGCATGTTTTTCTGGGTACTCTGGTAGGTTTTTTGCCACTATACTCCTACCAGTTCCTCTATCCTGCTTTCCAAGTAGTCATCCCCTAGCATTATCTCCCACTCCTCAAGCTCCACGTACCGGTACCCCAAACTCTCTATCATCAGTCTTCGCATGAGGTCTCTCTCTTCACCTAGTGGGTTGGAGTGCCAATACTCACCTTGGATTTCTAGGGCACAGGGTGGATAGACCGCTATGACTACAAAGTCTGTGACCAACCCTCCATATATGATGCGGCCTCCAAAGAATGGTTCTTGAACGATGAAGCCGCCCTCACCGTAGAGTTGAAACAACTTCTTAATTACTATCCTCTCCAGTATGGTCATTCCTGCGTACCCCTGCATAGCTCGCATCTCAAGGGCACCCATACCAAACTCTTTACCACGTGGCCTGCGCTCCCTGGCTGGCATTGACACGATCCGTCTGGTCCTCGGCCTTGTGGATATAGCTGGTACCATAGGTGTAGGCCTAACACCCAACAAGGTCAGGTCAGACTTACGGTACTTTGTAGGCACTAGACTTCCCTCAAGGCTAGGGTGACTTGCGAACCCCAGGTCTCAGTACCAGCAGCCGTCTCTGAACCAAATCTGTTAGCCTCGGTCAGACCTGTTATATATACCAACCAGTACCCTCGTCTCTCAGACCTTGAGGCATGTGGAACTCCCGTCCACGCACACCTTGGCTGCTCGCCATCCAAGTACTCCGTTAGCGGGTAATCCTTATCCAGTATAAGTTCCGCACAATCAAAGTAAGTACGGGTCATTGATGCGGTAGTCTTAACAACCGCCATGTAGACGGTCTCAGCTGCCGAAGGGTTATAGGATACAGACGCCCTGACCCACCCAACACCACTGGTGTAGTTACTAGCCACTAAGACGTTAGTAGATGATATTCTTATCTCCACACCTACTTGGTCGGTCGAGCTAGAGGACATTCCCCAAACTGAGGCTCTACATCCGACACCTGGGCTAAGAGAGAATGTCTGGGTGGTTCTTAGTCCACAGGAATTCCCGAAGGTCAAACTCCAGGAGTATCCACCAGGGTTAGATACAGGAGCTTTCAGGTATGACATCTCCCCACCTATTGGTCCGTTAAACTCTGACCAGTACTGAGGGGTGGTACCAGTAAACGGCCCTTCAAAGCTGGGGTTATACAGCTCATTGAAGGCAGATATTGGCGGGCTGCCATCATTAAACTTAAGGGGCGATTGCCCAGCCAGCTGCTGTAGCTTCCTTCTGGTGGTTAGTGTAGCCACTGACTCCTTAGTCCTATCCAACAGGTCTTGCTCAGCGTACACAGCTGCTGGTATAGTCCACCCCAACCTAGGAGACGGTCTATAAGCATACCGGTAGTTGTAACCGTTAAACATAGGTGGACGGCTGTAGGTAGAAGCAGCGGTAGTAAGTGTGAATATGCACCTAGCACGCCTACCAACTACCCCCTCCAAACTCAGGTTTCCAAATGGTATGTTAGTTTCTAACAACCCAGATGAGTATATGGTGGGGAGGGCCAGCCCATTACCACCATCGTTTATGAACGTAGCGGACAGGGAGGATACTATGCCCTCTACCCTTGTCCAGTCAACCAGTAGCCGCATCCAGTTTTTAGGTACTATAGGTAGTGGGCCGTGCCAACTGGTCTTCAGTTTACAGGAGGTTTGGAAGGCACTACCATTGACTGCGTCGTAGGCTGACGGGTCCCTGAAGTATGGGTCAAACGCTATATAGTATATCTTGGACCCTGCAGTAAACCATAGGGTATCATAGCTATTAAGCTTAGGATTAGATGAAGCAATTATCCTAGCTTGGTAGTGTATGACACCATTGTTAGAGGCTGTACCAGAAGGACCTGAAGCATAGTGACTCCACCCCTGGCTGTTAAACACCAACACATTCTGGTTGGGGGTATAGGTATATGGAGAGTAGGTCAATGCCCACATGAACTCCCCATCTTGAGTCAGGCCTATGATTGGCCCCCTATTTGAAGCCACAAGGCTCATGCTATTAGGGTCCAACTCAGGGTCTATGTCTGCTCTATCAGGCCCCATATACTGAATACCATTACCATCGTATTCAACCATGCCATGCCGCTCTGAATAGTAGTAACGTTCTTTGAATACAACATGGGCTCTACCATTATACACATCTCTTACCGGCGTTTGGTTGATAGGCCTGAAGGCTCTATAGCTCCCTTGCGGGTCCTTCTCAACCTGCCACATACCATCTTCATAGTGGACGGTAAGGAGGTTGGAATATGAGTCTAGACCTGTTATGGGTGTTGGAGATCGTAGCAAGGTTATCTCAGACCATGTGGGTGTGTCGGCATCGGCATTGGCAGAATAGTGGACTTCCCACCTTGGTGACTGCACTCCCAGCGTTTCGGTAGGGTTGTAGGTAGCCCGCCATAGGCAGCCGTCATGGGTCTTGAAGAACTTGGCCTTAACTCCCAGGTCGTCCCACGCAGGAGTGTCCCCTGGCCTATACTTCCTGGCATTAGCTGTGTTATGTTGGGCCACTACCAGCATATGATTAAAGACCTCAACGTCTGATCCACCTCCACCACTAGTAGCTAGACCCGTAGTTCCAGGTGTCGCATCTTCGTCAGTCCACACGGAAGTACTGGAGTGGAGGTAGTAAATCTTATTGGCCCCACTACCGGTATAGTCTACGGTGAGAACGGCATCGTTAGTTGGGTCTCCATCATAGGTAACTATCTTACAGTAATGGTTTTCGGCATTACCCTGGTCTAAGAACACAAATCCCATATGGCTGTTAGAAGCCCAAGTAGCCTTATCTACTATCTCATTGACCACAGTGGATAAGTCTGGTGTATCTTGAACTCCACTAGTAGATACAGTCCACGCCACGTAGCTGGCGGTTTTAAGCTTTTGTGACGGCCTATCAGTAGACGAGCTAAATGCATCCAACGAAGCTTGTCCGGCTGATTCCATCAACCCATAAATCCTTACGGCGGTGGAGGCTATTACCTCACTAACCTTCACCGTTATCTTAGCGGAGGTAGGGTTGGCAGCATTAGGTATTGCCACGCTTTGGAACCTCAATCCCATGTCGAAGCTACCAAGTCCTGAAGTATAGGTAACCCTCAAGTATGGAGCCCTGGAGTGATCGCCATACTCGTAAGAGTACATGGAGAAGTACTCATCGTGGGTTACGGTAGCCCCTGTCTCCTCCCTATCGCTACTTAAACAAAGCTCAGTCCTGGCTGTAGAACTGATGTCAGTCAGATAGGATGGGCTGGCATTTAGAGATATCTCGTGCCACCCGCTGGTTAGTTGAACAGTACTCCAATCGGCGTTTAGTTGGTGCCCATCAGTCCTCCAGTCATCGTCTGCTAGTGTTGGTGTCCATCCAGGGTGCTTACGAACCCTAAGGTTGAAGTTCGTGTTAGTATAATTGTTTTCTAGGTAGAAGAACAGTGAGGCAGAAGTAATCGTCACACCATCAGGCAAACTATCACCAGTTGGGAAGCTGAGGTATGATCTTTGTTTAGCCGATCCATATGGAGAGTAGTCGGTGCCTACTCTTAGGTTACTACCTGTTGGATACTCGGTGTAAGCTAGCTGGTAATATATCTGATACGCATCGTAGGCTCCAGAGTCGATAGGGATGTTAACTGTAACAGCAGCTGGGTATGCCCCCACCTTAGCAGTGGTAGATGTGGCGTCGTAGGTGGTGTCACTTCCCTCCTCAACGTCATCAGCACTGGCGGTAATAGTATTGGTGGTGGTAGCAGCACCAGTCTCTGCCACTGCAAACAAGGTCCTATCTCTACCAGTACCAGCGTGGTGCTCGTAATAAACCATATCGTTAATAGCACCGGCTAGGTCTCCTGACTCTGTAGGAGCGAGGGCTGGAAAGGCTTTACCAGGAAACCGCAAGTCCATGTTCCAGCTGTCATAGAAGCGGTCAGTCTCTTCCATGTTAAGCTGTCCTCTGCCATGATGGAAGTTCTGCTGGCCGAATACCTCCAGCTCTGAGAAGTCGTGGTATTGCTTTTGGTCTGTGGCCATAGAGACCCTGGGCATGAGGTTGGTAACCTCAACCCTTGTCATAAGGCCAGCTAGCATAAGACCTAGGTCGTCGAGGACCAGGTCATACTTAGTCCCAGCGTCAGATAGGTCAGCCAACTATGTACTCTTCTTCCAATAGCGCCTCGGCCTCTCGAATATGATCCTGCTACTTTTAGGTGGTATAATCCTTCTCAAGTTCCTCTCAGCCGCAGCGTCATATTCCCTCATAGCGGTAACATCCCCTGCCAGGTCTGCACTGGCCACTCCCGTCAGTCGCATCCTGTGCAGTTTCCCCATAGAGTAGTCTATAAGCCAGGGATAAATCCTGGAGCTAGGTACTTCTATCATGGGGCTGACCTCATCCCCACTAGTATGCACCACAGCAGTAGTGCCTCTTTGCCCTCTAGTCAAGACTGTCAGCTTGTGGGTACTAGTATCATAAACCCCAGTATGAGACACGATCTCATTGCCAACCTTCAAGTACCCAAATGATTCCAACCTTACCGCCGTGCTATCTGAGGCTGCCGCCAACGTCATCTCGGCAGCGGAGTTGGTCATATCACCTCCCAATATCAGGTTGCCGATAACCTCTGGCATATTCCTATCATACTTAAGGATAAGAGTCCAATCACCATACGACCGTCTAATATAGAAGTAGTTATTGGTTACTCCTCTGACCTGTTCCCAGTAACTAAGGTCTGTCCAATCACCAGTACTACTGGTATCTCTACCCTTAACACTCCTAACCTTGTAGACGTAATCAGGCAGGGTATATCGGTAAGTACCGGAAGTAACTACTTGTTCATAGTCATCAGTGGTAAAGACAAACGGAGACATCAGCCTGATACCATCCCTGACGGACTGGAATATCTCGGCATCTGTCCACCGTGGGTCAGTGGTACTAGAGTCCCTCAGGTAAGTCCGTATTTCGTCTTTAAGTTCTTCTAGGCTAACCCACTGTACGTCGATTTCTACTTACCTCCGCTTCTACCTTCTGTAGTCTCCTCGCTAAGTTCAATACACTCTCCACTGATGCTATCTCGTTGGTCCTTGTCTCCTGTACCATATAAGCCTCTATGGGTGGTAGCAAACCTTCTATCCTCTCCAGCCTTGTCAGCACCTCGTCAAGAGCATTAGCAAGTTCTATGAGCGCTGGCATACCAACCTTCCCACCACCCCTATCAATCCTCTCTTGCAACTTGCCCAACCGTGGGTGCATCTTAGGACTTCCTCCCCAAATCATTATGCTAAGTACTGGTAACCTACACTGTAGGTGACCGAAGCCGTACTGGTGACATCCATAAATAGACGCCAGTGGGTTGGGAGTGGTGCTATTTGGATGTCTCTGTTGCTGGTGGCTATACTCCAGCTGGCTGCAGCATACCCTAGTGGGTATATTACCCAATCCTGCTCTGTGCTAGCGGCTAAAGCTGTTGCCGATAGGTAGTTCTCCCATGTGCCTGCAGCCACGTCCAGGTACTCCAACCTTGGAGTGACCGTGTTGGGAGTACCGGCAGAGACGCGAATCCTGATAAGAAGCCCACGACACCCATAGTCATTGATCATGACCTCGCTGTAGGTGTCAACTGTTCGAGCTGCCGACTCCAGGAGAACTCCCCATTTAGCTTGACTTGATCTCGCCATTATATATAACCTCCTTCTTCTATTATAAACTACTATTATGCCATGTACTGATACATTGCGCTATAAGTTATACTATCGGTATTGCCGTGATAGAACCCTACCCTCCATACAGCAGGTACTGGAGCTATCATTCTGGTTATGTTACCTGATCCCATAGGAGACCAATTGGTGGTAGCAATACCTATCGGTGAGAAAATCCACTCGAACTCGCCAGTGGCACTATATTGTGGGCCGTTAATGTAGCTTACCCACTTGCCCGAACCAGAGTCCCAGTAGTGCATTTCTGGAGTCACGGTGGGTGCGCCAGTGGTACTCGTAATCCTGACTCTTACAACCAGCCCGCTGTGTAGCCCGTTGTTGACCATCGTAGGACCAACGATGTTGTCTATCCTAGCAGCCGATGGTAGATATTTACCCCACAGTCCTTGTTTGGCTAGAACAGACGGTAGGCTCGTACCCAACTCTAAGGTCCATACTTCCCACTGGATCATAGGGGTAGGAGTTTCGGCAGAAGCCGTAGCAACTGTGGCTGTAACACCAACGTGGGCAACTACCCCGACTGTAGCAGTACGGGCTGTAGCATTGGCAACAGCTCTTGGCGGAGATATGGTTACCCCAGTATGGATTGTCGAAGTCTTGGCTACACAACCTGCAGTGGCCACAGGTACTGGAATAGTCGTTCCAGCTGCGACTGCCACTGTCGGTATTGATGCAGAGGATTGGGCTACTGGTGAGGTTATTAAACTTCCAGCCGATAGCGTTGGAGCCGGTGTGGCCGCACTGGCCGTAGATGTTGGGACTGGTACTGCCAGGTCTATTGTGGGTAGTTGTATTTCGGCAGAGGCTTGGGCAACAGTTGCCAGTATTGTAGCACTTCCACCAAACTCTGGAGCTGGGGTTTCTGCTGTTGCAACGGATACCTCTGCAAATATTTGAGCCCATCCAAGGGCAGTCGATGCGGGATACGCTTCCCCGTTCGCCTCAGCAACTGGTACTGAGATTGTGCAACCAACTGAGATTACCGGTATTGGGGCATCTGCGTTGGATGCAGATACGGTAGCGTATACAGTTAGACTTCCACCAATATTTGGTCCAAGGGCTTCGGCACTGGCTGCCGCTTCGTCCGGAACAACCGTAACCCCAGTGGATACGAGAGGTCCTTCCCACGTTAGGTATAGCTTTGCTCCGAGGACGTGGCTGGCCTCATCCCAAGAATGGAACCTAGCTAGCCTGCTCCCGCTCAGAGGCTTCAGTACCAAGGCGATGGATGCTACGTTGTAGGCGTCTACCAGCTCCTGGATCACATCGACGATTGAGGGAGACTGTGCCCACCCAGCGCCTATACTATCTTCAACCCACGACACAAAGGCCGACGTCAGTGTCCGGCTCGATATGTCGTAATTGGTGTCAGTGAAGGTCGACGGGTCCTCCCTATCGTCCCCATAGATTTCAAAGTTTGCATCATCAACAGACTCGTCCCTGCACTGAATCGTTAGGTAGGCACTGGTGATCGTCGATCCAAGAGTTGGGAAACTCCCAGTCCTAAACCGCACTCCCCCCCAATACGTAGCAATTCCCACTATTACCCGTACGGAAGTCCCGCCTGGTACTACAAGCCCGTCTGCCTGCGCGTACTCGTCGGCGTCATCTGAGCTTTGGTCTACTTGATAGATGACAGACGATCCTCCGCTGCTGAACACACTAGCAGTGGCGGTGGCGACTTCGGCTTCTATGGTTGTACCATAAGATGTGGAAGGCCCAATAGCCTGAGCAGAGGCCGTAGCAACTGGCGATGATATGGTGGCTCCAGTCTTTACAGACGGGTTTGGTGTGGTTGCGCTGGCCTCAGATGTCTCGGCGGATATGCTTACTCCACCGATAGTGGAGATTATTAGTGCGTTGGCAGAAGCCGTGGCAATTGGTGATAGTATTTCTGCGCCAGTTGAGGCTGTCGGTGTGGGTGTAGCACTAGTCGCGGTAGCAATTGGAGAAGTTATTGTGCAACTAGCGTGGACCGAAGGGATTAGAGCCGCCGCATCTGCTGCTGCAGTCGGGGAAACACCTCCCGATAGAGGAGTCCATTCCAAATGCAGCTGTGCAGCAAAAGTACCACCAGACCAATCGTGAGCCCACAGGGTTAGGAGTTTGGTAGCGTCGGTATTCGGACTGAGAGTAAGGACGACTGATGTTATGTCATAGGAATTGACAAGCTCTTGAATGACGTCAACTATGGACGGTGACTGAACCCATCCAGTGCCAAGGCTGTCAGATACCCATTCTGTGTAGCTAGAAGTCCTGGGCCTACTACGAGTAATGTTGTATGCATCGGTGGTGAAGGTAGTTGGGTTAGCACGGTCTTGAGCATATATGTCTAGGTTGGCGTTATCACCATCGATCTCGTCAGTGACGTTGATTCGCAGGTAGGCAGTATCAATGGTATCCCCTCTATTGGGGAACGGCCCACCAGTAAATCTTAGACCTACCCAATACCTAGTAGATTGATCAGTATCGGACTGCACATATATATAGAAGTCGTCGGTCCAAACAACTCCAGACGACTCTCGCTCCATAGCGTCATCAGTATTGGCACTTACACTGATAGTGCACCCATACCGACCATAGGCTGTCGGTGCAATAAGAGCCGATGATGCACTAGCTGCAGGCGCATCTATTTGTGTGCTACCACCAATTCCAACTGTGGCTGCAGCGGCGCTAGCCTCAGCTGTCGGTATCTCTATAGTAGTTCCCGTAGAGATACTTGGGGCTATGGCTGCCGCACTAGACGTAGCTATGGTTGCGTAGGTTACACCGAGGCTGGGCTCCTCCCACTCCAGGTGTAGGATGGCCCCAAGGGTGTGAGAGGATTCATCCCAAGCGTCTATGATCAGGGACTTACTAACGTCAGTATTAGGTTGTATTATTAGGGCTATAGACTCAATGTTGTAAGAGTCCACAAGCTCCTGTATGATTGTTACTAGCGATGGAGAGTTTTTCCAACCTGTTCCTAGACCGTTGGCTATCCACTCAGCTGAGGCTGAGGTCTTTGTCCGGCCACTGATGTTATTAGTGGCGGTGGTGAATGCCGACGGGTTGGCCGAAGCCTCTGCATAGATGTCACAGTTAGGGTCGTCTCCAACTATAGACGGTATGTGAATGGAGATACGGGCTGCTGTGATGGTGGAGCCATAGGAAGGCCAAGTTCCACCAGTAAATCGGAGGCCGCCCCAGTACCTGTCTTCAGCACTTGCGTCTGATACGACTAATATCTCGAAGTTATCAACGTTGACTCCGCCGTTAAACTCGTACTCATAGGCGTCGTTGGACTCGCCGTCGATTTGAACGTAGACCCCATAAGTCCTCAGGGGCGGAATTGCAGAACCGTTAGATGTGGCAACTGGTGGTGCAATAGCTTTACCAATGCCGATGATGGTAGTACCAATGGAGGAGCTGGCCGTGGCGGTTGGAGAGGATATGGTAGTACTAGCCGAAATTGTGGGAATAGGGGCCTCAGCTGTCGAAATAGCTGGTTGCTCAAGTATGACATCGGCTCCAGTAGAGATAGCAGGTGCTAAAGTCTCTACAGATGCTTCTGCCACTGGAGACGTGATTGTAGCTCCTGTTGTAACGATGGGGATTGGGGCCTCTGCAAACGCTATAGCAAAGGTTACGGAAGTCAGAATTTCTGGAGGTGGCGCTTCTGACGACGCAGTAGAAGTAGGTACACTAATGATAGCTTCTGTGGAGATAGATGGTATATTAGCAACGGCTGCAGCCTCAATTGCCGGAGGAGCCCTAGCCAAGCCTATTGAGATCAGAGGCGAGAATACTACGGCGTCGGCTTCTTCAACATCTGGTAGTATGATAACTCCAGCTGAGGTCGAAGGAGCAATGGCAGTGGCACCGGCCTCAGAAACAGGTACAACTATAGCTTTACTAATACCGACTATTAGAGATAGGGCAGCTGCATTAACAGTAGCTACTTCCGCAAGCACTTCTATATTATCAGCGACAGAGGTCAACAAGGCAGCAGCTGAAGCAGTGGACGTGACAGCTGATATGATCTTCTCTGACTCTGTATATAGAGTTACGGTCTTGGTTATATCGCTTCCGCCGGTAGTATAAACGGGGGTTAGAGTATCAGTTGGTGTAGTACATCCAGCTGCATTAGAGTCCAGGCTAACTTGCAAGACTAAGAAGTCACCGATATCACCGGCTTCAGTTGCCGACCCTGTAATGGACTTAGGTGAGCCGGAGGTCCAACCAAATGCGTCAACGGTGGCTCCAGCTAAAGTCGGATAATTAGTGGTGTTAAGCTCGGTAGTGGTGGGCTCTGTATAGTCGGTAGCAGTATTCCCTTTAAGGTTCACTCCAGTGCCGAGACTATTGCTACCATCGGTATAGGCCTCTAGGGCGGTAATAGTTCCGTCCTTTTGAGTGAATAGCCTAACAGGAACCCATGAGGATCGTGGAGCTAAGCTGGTGAGTTGGCTATTATCTGCCGATACATGGTTGACTACTCTAACTATCTTGCATGGGTCGTCCCAAGTACCCAGTATCCACTTGTTTCTGCTGCCTGCAAAACAACTTTCTGCTACCTGGGTTTCAGGAAACCAGAAGTGTTGCTGGCTACCATCGGACACCTTAATTCGTACAAACTCCCCTTCAGCCCATCCGACCCAGATATAGTCACCGTCAGGCTCTGGCAAACCTACCCATCCCGACTTGTTAGACGCAGACCCGGCCTGTATTACCTCATAGTCAGCCAAGTCAGTCTTGCTAATTTTGAGAACGTGCCCCTCGACGTAGTTGGGGACACTTGCCCCACCCTCTAGAGTTAGGTATATATACCCAGTAGTTGATATAAGTTCACTGGACTTCGTTTCCCCATTAAGGTGTTTTAACGGGTATCCCTGGACTACTTCACTAGACAGGTCTGATGCACTAACCTTATGGATAAATGCGCCACCTTGACACCCCATAAACACAGAGCCGGTTTCCGAGTCATAGAGCACACTACCGGTTCCTCGGTGGGCATCCCAAGTACCAGTCAGTTGGGCATTATCTACCACCGTCATATCACTGATCTGCACCTTTACAATGTAGTGACCGGTTCCGGAAAGTTCGGTAGCATCAGTTCCGATATACATATAAGTGTTGTCGGTATCGGCCTGCCAAGCACTACCGTAAGTTGTACCAAGGTCGTGAGTGGCGACCTTGGTTAGGGGTTGTGCATCATCCTCAGTATCGAACTCGTCAATCAATAGTTTAGTGGGGTTGGCTGCGTCTTGGTAAAACACAAAGACCCTGGTACCCACTATCATTAGATAGTCAGCACGCCAGTAGTTTGCAGAAGACGCCTCATAGTAAACGTAGTCATCGAGGTCATCGGGGTTTATCCGTATTAGGCGGTACGGGCCAGTGCTGCCAGTAGCTCCAAGACGGGTGCACAAGAAAACTCTATCGACATCTGATGCGTACTCGCAACCGTGGATGTTACGGAACCCTGCAGGCATGGTCTTGGTAGTCTTGTCAGGGTAAGTACCAGTTAGAAGGTTGGTAATACCATCAACCTGTATCTTACCTTCTTCACCTGCAGGCCCGAACCAAGCCCGCCAAAATGTGCTAGCTGATGGAGCTATGACAGTGCTAAGAGGTAGTGAATCATATAGAACACCACCGGCCGAGACTAATTGGTCAGTGCAGCCTAGCTTTGCTAGAAGGCGTCCACCGGCTGTGGTTAACCTTATATGCAACTATACAACCTCGAAGTCGGACCAGTAGACAATCTTTGCCGCCTCCCGACCTTTTAATATAAGCTCTAATACCTCGTTTATCGTGGGTGTGGCAGTAACAGTCAACTGTTCCCACGCGTTGGCGGTACCTACAGTATCGGTTTGGGCAGATATACTTTTACCCCTAAGGATTATTTGTGGCATTGTGGTGGTTCCAGTCGAACATTTTGTCCAGACCTTGATGGTCTTCTCTACGTCCTTCTCAGCCGAAATCTGGATAACCTTTTCCCCAACACCAACCATGGTGATACTAGGCGGTGTTGCGTAATAGCTAGCAACTGACCAAGCTAGGGAGACTGAAGCCAGCTCATAGGGACCAATGTCTATAGTATTAGCCACCCTAGTACGATTGAGCAAGTCGGTGGTGGTAGGAACGTAGGTAGCGTTGCCAGCTTCATATAGGCTGTCTGTAGGCAGCGGCTCCAGCGCCCGCTTCAGGAGATCGAAGTTCGGGAAGACAACCACATCGCTTTCAGTGGTGACGCCGGTGCACGCGGTGTAGGGAACCTGGCACAAAGCGCGGGTGCAGTCGGTTATGACCATGCCCTGGAAGCCTATCGGGCAATAGCAGACGTGGCACTTGAGTGCAGCCAGCTGGTCAGCGGCAGCGCCGCCGTAGAAGCCAATGTTGCAGGCCACGGCCACGCAGTTGTAGATCGTAATGGCCCAAGCGGCTGACTGATTGAACCCGATGTAGCACCCAATCGCCAGATTGTTCCTCGACCCGTCCACCCACCCTCCGAAACCATAGGAGGCCCCGCCAAGGGCGATGCAGTTTTCGCTGTAGCAACTGCCGAAACAAGTCGCTCCCATTGCTAAGCAGCGGGCCGTCCAGACGTTCCTTATCCCACTGAAGCCCGACGCGATGCAGTCGTACACCTTGCAGGTCAAATCCGCCCCACCCGTCCGGTGGACCGTGCCCTTGGTTGTGCTGTAGGTACCGTCGAAGATGAACCCCCACGCCTCAGCGTAGGTGACGCTACCGAAGTCGAGAGCAGGCGTGGTACCCTGCGTGTCGTCAGAATCTGCAGCAGACCACCTCACAACACCAGGAAAGTCCCCCGTACAATGTAAACATTCCGGGTCGGCAATCCACTGAATAGGGCTACCTAGTACCCCACTATCGGTTAGTGTCACCTTTTCGTAGTAGGTACCAGGTCCCACATAAACTATATCACCAGCTCCTTTGACAATCGCTTCGGCACCGGCAATAGTCAGTTTTGGACCGATGGTACCATCAATAAAGACCGGTGAAGTACCGTCATAACTGTCGTTCCCTTCAGTCACACTGACATAGTATAAAGTTCCAGACCCAACGGTAGGTACACCCGCCGCTGAGTCAGCAGTACCGACTACTGCTATTACATTGGCATCAGCCACTAACTCACCTCCGGTCTCTTAACCCAAATAGATGGGCCTCCCGTAAATCCTGCTGTATACATAGCTTCCTTAAACTGTTGGGCTGTATCATAGTGCATTGGAGAGACCTCACTCTTGCCAAAGCTGCTGGCAGTACGCACTTGCCCACCAGGTTTTAATGCATCATAGAACTGTTGGGCATATTGTGGTAGGGCGTCAGGGTGTATATGTTCCATAGTCTCTACTGCCGCAATAGCGTCCAGGTTCTTAAGTCCGTTGATCTCAGAATGGACAGCAATTGGTACCTTATGCTTTATGAACCTCCACACTGCGAAATCCTTCTGAGGGCTGTTAAGCTCAACATAGTGAACCTTACAACCTCGTCTAGCTAGGGCAATAGATACTGACCCGTTGCCACCTCCAAAGTCTGCCACTTCACCGGTTAGCGCTAAGATGTTACCAACCTTTCTCCAGTACCAGTCCATAGAGTTGAGATTAACCAAGTCTATTAGGTAAGCATCTTGGCCCTTATAGAACTCATCCACCTCTTCTGGAGTTTGTGGGTCGGCTTCTTTCCATTTGTTTGACAGCTCCTTGAGTATTGCACCTTCATCCCAACTGTTTGGGAGGTCTCTACCTAAGAACGTCCAGTACTCTGCCAGGTCCTCAGCCGCCAAATCCTTCTCAGTCTGGAAAGCGGAGTCCTTGAGCACGTCGGCCAACGTGAACTCATAAACTCCCATATGCCCTACGGATGTGTCAGAGCGTAACCATACTTCCATACCACAGTCTTGCACTCGTTGACAGAAAGCCCAATCCTCACTCAGATACTCAATGTACCCTTGAGGCTGTTCTTGCGTCATAGGGAGGAAGAATGGATACAACCCACCACTAGTCTGATCGTTACAGTATGGAAGGGTGTCAGCCATCTTCTCCAAGATACTCCTTGGTATAGCCATAAATCCAGTGGCTCCATACTTTATAGGCACAGGATTAGTCCCTCGTCCCACCTTGATGGGGGTACCATCATCCAGCTGGCGGAAGGCCAGCCAGGGGTGCTTTCCCTTCCTGACGGCGTAGGGGCTGACTGCCACTGCCTGTTTCTCTAGGGCAAGGTCACAGACCTTTTCCAAAGTATCCAAGTCGAACACAATGTCTGTGTCGATAAATACTAGGAGGTCATACTGTGACCACTCCCTTAGGAAGTTAGAAGCCACAGTAGACCTCGCCCTAGAGATCAGGGCGTCGTTCCAATGGTAGTGGACATTATAGCCCGCTTCGTCAGCTTTATGTAGACAGGTAGCAGTAGCCACCTCTACTTGACGCCATGCACAGACGGCTATTACCGCCTTTTGTGCGTCCATTGTCACTCCTTACTACTAAGCTGCTGTGATGGTTGCGATACCGGAAGCGTTCCAGGTGATCGTAAATGATCCAGCAGAGCTGACTTCAGTTGCTCCAAAGTCCACGTAACTGAGGACTCGGCTGGTTGTATTAGTACCTGTGTTCATATACAGGATGGCGAACTGGGCGGAAATGGTGGAGTTGGCCCAAGTCACGTCATCTGCATCGAACGTGGCAACGTTTGTGGCATTGGTGACGGCAGCATTGACTAGAGCCTGCCCATCTGCAGTATAACCAGTACCAGTCACCTCATTACCATCAAGGTCACTGATGAAGTCGTTGGTAATCTGGTTGATAACCGCAGCGTTGGTCAGCAACATCACAGTAGCTGTGCCGTCGTTGAAGTCAGCCTCCTTGTTGAAGGCACCCTTAAAGGCGTTAGTGTACCACTTAGCTGAAACGGTCAAATTCTAACCCCCTTTCTTCTCTTCTTTGGATGGCCCGATAGCGACATCTGCCTTAGCAGGTGGGGCCATAATCCTTACGTCTTTACCCATGTTTTACCTCACTGTGAGGGGTGGAGGCTACTTCCACCCCTCAGAATGCTCTATTAAGATGTAGCCAAGAATGCGTACCAGCCGTGAGCCTGGGTGTTGTTACGAACTTCAAAGGTGTACTCACCGATGATCTGAGCCCGTTCGTGGTCTCCGGTCTTGGGCAGAGTCTCCAAGAAGAAACTCCTGTCCTTACCGTTGCCCTTGAGAGGCCCGATACCCAGCTTGTCCTTCGAGCATATGATCAGGTCGGACTGTCGAACATTGCGGTCAAGCACAATGTTGATAGTCCCGAAGTCCGATTCGTACTGGGAAGTCAAGATGCCAGCTACGCGGTTATCTCGTTCTGTCCGAACGTAGGGGGTTAGCCAGCTGTTCATGTACCGCTTCTGGGTGCTGTTAACGAAACAAGTGTCGGGCTTGCCGCCCTGCTTCCAAACGTTCTCCAGTAGGGTATTGAACATGCTCTCAGTGAGGGCCGCACCAGCCGCTGTCAGGTAAAGGCCGTTAGTGGCGTTGGTAGCGTTGTCCCGCACAAAGTAGGCAAGACCTCCAGCAGTGTAGCGATCAGAGTTAAGGGTGGCGTGCCGCTGTCCGTAGATGAAGGCTCCCTCCATCTGAATTACCAGTTCCTTGAATTTCTTCTCGACCTGGTAGCCCAGCTGGTCAGAGATACCGTAGACCTCGGTAGACAGAAGGCTGCCTGTAACCTTAGCGACTTCATACCAAATCTGAGGATAATTCTCAGTCTGGCTGATAGACGTGCTACGGTAAAGGGCAACACCTGTGTCGGCGATGTCAGTCCCTTCGGGGAAAGCCTGTCCGATCTTCCTGATGACCTGACTGGCGGTTTCGCCTGTAGCAGTTCCTGCAACAAACAGGAGGGTCAGGGCATCAGTAGAGACCCCAGTAACCAGGTAGGTGTTCGGCTTCTCAGTGGTGGTGACGCTATCAACGATAACGACATCACCAGTCCGGAAGTAGACACCAGTACCGGTAGCTACCGACAGGGTAATGCTACCAGTGGTAGCATGGTTGTCAGTCTCTCCAGCCGCGATAGTGCTCTCACTCGGAACCAGTTCGTCGTTCTGCCACTGGTGGATTTGCTGGGTGCACGGGATACTGAGCGAGTCAGCTCCAGCTGCAGGACCAGCTTCCTTAGCCCACCCAAGGTAGCTCAGAACAGGAACCTCAGTCGGCGTAAGCAGGTCGATAAACTCAACCAGATTAAGCTTCTTGACGACTCCACTGGGAGATGCGCCATACGAAGTTCTAGCAGATGTTTGGACTGTAGGTGCTATGTTGTTTCACTCCTTTCTTATTAGCGTTGTGATTTAAGGAGCGCTATTTCACCCTTCAGCCTAATCGCATCACCCATTTTACCTGTACGCTTGGCCTCGGCTGCTTGAGCCTGCAGGTCTTGCAACAGTTCGTCGCGGGCAGTCACTGGCTTAACACCTCTCGGGCCTCCACCAGTTCCACCACCAGTAACCCTGTGTGTCTCCTTATCGGATTCAACCAGCAGTTTCTTGGTGGCATTCAGTTCGGCCTCCAGTTTGGATAAGCGCTCCAGTAGTTCAGGAGATTCTGTGCTCTCTGGCTCCTTAGACGGCTCTAGCTCCTTCGCTGCTGGTTGAACTGCTATCCGCTGAACCTGATCGCGTGCTTCCTTTTCCTTGCGGCGCATTGTGCGATAGTGTTCAGCCAAGCGTTCTGCAGACAACTCGTTCTCCAAGACATTCTCGTAGTAGTCCTGGACGGATGTTACCTGCTGTTTGGCCCAGTTCTGAAGGTCGGACGCGTACCCTGAGTACTCGTCCTTTACTTCCTTAAGCCGCCTGTCGTTGGCCTCAAGCAACTTGCCGATACGCCCTTCATAACCATCCTTCTGCTTGGCGAGCTTATCTCTAAGCTGCGCAAGTAAGGGTTCGGCTACTTCTAGCGTCTCAACCTCGCTCTCCTCCTCGGAGACCTCAGGGATGACTGCTGTACCGTCATCGCTTAAGATTGACTTGTCAACCTCCACGACCGTATCATCAGTATCCTCATCAGTGCCTGGATTAACTTCTTGGTCCGGCATTATTCACCTCCTTGACTGTTAAAGTCCTACCTATAATTATATCACTATCCACGCGTGTTAGACCACGCAGCGTATAGGATGTCTAAGAATTCGTTAGTATTGCCCCACTGTTTAGTGAAGATGCCAAGTTTGAGAACACGGTTAACGGCCTTTATGACATTACCGGAAGGTCTCTTACCACGCTGGAAGGACCGTACAAGCTCTGACATGATGGGTTTGTAGTCTCTTCCCAGTACCTTGGAAGCCATAAAGGTGAAGTTAGTCCAGGTAACGCGGGTACCTGATCCAGCCCTACTACCCTGACCTTCATAGAGGGAAAGCAGTGTTTCATTTCTCCACTCGGTAACAGTCTCAGCCCCAAGCGGCATCTGTGCGTATATCTTCTTCAGCTTGTCATAGTCATTGGTAGGTTGCTTGATACCCTGGTACCAGTACTTGACCAGAGAACCCATAATACCCTTACCACCTAAGGCCATAAACCTAGACCATGCGTCCAGCTTAGCTATTTGGACACCTGAGAACTTGCCGAACTCTGCTGGTAGGATATTCTCAATCCAGTCCTCAGTACTTTCACTACCCATAGGTGTGCGCTGCCACAGCTCATCGAGGTTATCCATCACCTGTTTGGCCAGTGGAGCACCTTTCTCCCAGTAAGCCCTCAAGTCATCAACCATAGCCGACCCTCCCAAGTCTAGGAATATCTGCACTTGGTTCTTCTGGTAGTCTTTCAAGAGGGTCTCTTTGACCCACTTCTCATAGTCTTCAGTGGACCCAATCAATGCCCACATCTTATACAGGCGTTCGTTGACCTGTGGTTTGAGGGTATTGTATCCAGCCCAAAAGTCTACAAGGTTCTCAAGGTCTGCTACACCTACCAGGCCTATAACCCTTGCCGGACTGGTCTTAACCAGGTTGGGAATGGTAGTACTGAGCCAATCTGTGAAGCTGTTGGCGTTGCCACTAAACTGGCTGTATAGGGTCCAAAGGGTCTTCTCAGCAGTAGGTGATAGGGGCTCACCAAGCTTGACATGGTTGATGATGTCGTCCCACAGGGCGTCTCCCCCACTAGTGAGGATGCCGTATAGTGTGTCAGTTTGAGGGTCAGTAGTGGCTTTAACCACCTGCTGCCCAAGAGACCTGGGTAGTGTTTCATACATCCACTCGGTGAAGGTGTCCGCACCCATAGGCATCTTGGAGTATAGGTCGATGGCGAACTCTCTAGCGTCTGAGGACATTTCTCCACCACCCCAAGCTACTTCATAGTGTGGTAGCCAAGATGTGCCTCCCAGCCAATCAAACACTTCTTTGCCTCGGCTAGTGAATTGGTCCTTTAGTTCCTTGGTTACCCAAGCTACAAAGTCACCGCCTGCAGGGTGTGTAAGTTGGAATATCTCGTATAGGTTTGCCTGTGTGTCGGGTGTTAGGGCGGTCTTGCCAGCCCACCATTTCTGTAGGTTGCCCAACGCGCTTGTTTCTTGTAGTACCAACATCTCCAGTGATTGGGCGTTGAAGATGGAAGGTAGAGTCACGTTGATCCACTGGTCAAACGATGTGGCTCCAAACGAGAAGTTATTATACAGGCTGATTAGTGGCACCATATCGTTCTCACTGATAGTCTTCTGACCTTGCCACAGCTTGCTAAGGTCACCAAGGAAGTCCCTTCCACCCATAACGTAGAAGTCTGTAAGGGTCTTATAAGTTACTGGTGCTACCTTGGATACTTGGGCTATACCAGGTGTGGGGCCTGTGAATGCTGTGCCAGTACCTCCACCAACACCGAGGGCTGCTTCAGTATCTGCCCCAAGTACCTCCGTGTACTTGGCTATATCAGAGTCAAGCTTAGTCAGCTTGCCAGCCCACGTCATACCGTCTTCTCTCCGTAGTCCTAACCAAGCTGGGTCAATGCTACCATCGGCTAGTCTGGGTGCTATCCTAAGTATGGAGTCTCTCTCATTGATGAGCTTGGCAACTATCTGATAGTCTTCAGTCGCCTTCTGTCCCTTACTGAAGAACTGACCGTCATAGGGGTAGGCATGGTCTCGCATATTGACAGCTTCACCACGTTGTTCCATCTCCTTAAAAACTATATACTGATCACGCTGGTCGAGTTCCTTCTGAAAGAGCCCAACGTTGAACTGGTCAACCGTAACTCCACTAGGTGCCCTGAAAGTCTTGGTTGGATCGGCTTTAAGAACTTCCATCTTGTTCTCCCAACTGAACGCTTGGTGTTTAGCTGGGTGGTCAAGTCCAACCATAGCATTCTCAATCTGTTCCTTGGTATACACGTGTGGCAGTATGTCATTCAACCAGTAAGCGGTGTTGTAATCATCCAATACCCACTGGACAAACTCCTCAGTAGTGGGCATGGCATACTCTTTATCAAACTTATCAATAGCAGCCTGCACTTCAGCGGGGTCTTCTATACCCTCAACTGCAGCGTTCCTAGCGTCATAGTACGGGCTAAGGACACGCCTGTTATACACATCCTGGATAGCCTTCTCAGGTGGTACCTTATCAGGGTCTCTAATGAACTTGAGGATTTGGTCTTGAACACCTGGAGGCATGTTAGTAACCAGCTGTTCCTGGGTATCAAAGAAGTCTCCCCACTCTATATCACCAGCCACCCTAAAGGTTTCCTCATCCATACCCCAGTAGGCTAGGGCCATTGCCTTGCCAACTTCTTCTGGAGTTTCTATGGGAGTACCATACTGTAGGAAGTTCCCAGCCTGAACCGCCAGTAGGTCTTGGCTCCAGGTAATGACTTTGGCAGCTTCCTCAAGGTCTTCAGGTGTAGCCTGTCCACCAACTATGTCCTTTAAGATACGTGGGTAGGTCTGTTCCCACCATCTCATACTGGTACCGAACAGCTGATCTTCAGTGATGTTATACTGCTCTAGAGTTTCCTGTAGAGCAGCTTGTCGGTCTTCGTAAGCCTTACTAGAGGCGGTATCAATCTTAGGGTCTCCAGGCGCTAGGCCTCTGACCTCACTGAAGAAGTTCTTCTTAATCTCCTCGTCAGTACTGTAATAGTCTTCCCTACCAGCATTGACATCTGGGTCTCCCCTAAAGTAGTAGTAGACCTTACCCATTGGTTCGCTGGCAAAGGCGTCTTCTAAGAGGTCACCATATTCCCGTCTTCCAATAGCTCCGCTTCCCAACCTCAACCTCAAGTCTTGTATCTTCTTTTCCATACGCTTAAAGGCTGCGCGACTGTTGGTCTCCCCTTCAAACTTAAGGGAGACGTTTAGTGAGGTTCCGAGAGACAGCCCCTGCTTAAGAGTTCGGTAGTTGGAAGCTTCTACCCAGGCTTCTCGTGCGAACTTGCTATTGAAGCTGGGTATGCCAAACATGAACTGCCCTTCATACTTGTCTATCTCTGCCAGGGCGTCCATGAAGTCCTGGTCTGTCATATCAGTATCGTTGGAGTAGTCGTTTAGGAGGGCCAGCCTAGCACCATAGAAGTCTTGGGGAGTACTCCAAGGTATGAGCTTTCCACCTGAGAAACCCTTGAACGCTATCTCAGCTACCTGTGCTGGAATGAAGTTAGTGAGGAATAGACCTTGGTTTCTCTTGGCTTCTTCACCATACCACCCCATACCAATCATGGCTTCCTCTAGGAGTGGAGTCATTCCAAACCCATATCCGTCTACCATGTTTGCCAACTTACCAACGTTGGTACCCATTTGGTCATCTTGCTGCCACCGCATCATAGGGGATAGTGGCAACCAGTTCCAAGGGTTGACGTAAGGCTGTGCCTCACCCATACCAGGTACGTTGACACTGAAGGGTAGGCCGATCTTGTGACGGTATCTGATTAAGGCTTCTCCAACCTCAGGGTTCTCCTTAAGCTGTTCGTCCGTGACCCACCAGAAACCACCCCTCTCACCAGTGGACTGAATAATCCTATTGAAGGTTGCCCACAGCCCAGGCCTATCGGCCATGTATAGGGGCATCTTGGATAGTGACCTAGTCCACCAAAACTGGAAGGGTGCGAACCACCTCAGCCAGTAGTCCCACTGGCCCTGGACCATATAGTCGTGCATGGCTATATTGGTGATAGAGCGGCCACCCTCGAAGGCCTCTCTACGTACTAGACTATCCTTTCTAACCAAATCATCTAGGTCGGATTGCAGTGCAGCCCTAATCTTGATCCCTGCTTCGGGAGCTACGGCTGCAGGTACAGTTCCCTCTCTGACCATCTTCTGCGCGTTCTTCAGGGTCTGACGCATCCAGGCAGTGTCATACAGTACTGAGGGGACTGCGTAGGTGGCGGCAATCTCGTCACCTGGGTTGAGGAACAAAGCCCTAAGACCATCAGGCACAGTAGATTGTAGGTCCTTAAAGGGAGTCAATTTAAGCTCTGACCACATCCCCTTCAAGGCCTTCCTGTTGGCTGAACCTACTGGAGCAAATTCATCTATCCAGTTTGTAAACTCCAAGTAGGTTCTATTGATGTGAGTTAGGGCATCAGTACGCATGGTATCAGTTATAGTACCCATAGTAGTTAGGTAGTCATCAAACTTACCAGGGTCAGCTATGGCCCCAACAACCATATCATTTAGATTCTTCTTACCCCTGTTAACCTTCCTCAGGTTGGTAGCCAACTTCTTACTAAAGTCTGGAATCTCCACACCTGGGAACTTCTCATGCAGGATTTCCTCAGCTCTCCGCAGTATTGCGAAGTTCTCAGAAATAAACCTGGTACCGGCAGCCCTGCTAGAAGCTATGTTGCCAATAGAGACTGCGGCTGTATTGAAGTCGATTCCCGCGTCTACAAGCTTCTCGATGTCATCCACATAGTTACGTAACATGGCGCTGATTTCAACTTCACCTAGAGATGTGGTATAAGTCTTGACGGGTTCTGTGACCAACCCAGACTTGTTTAGGAGCCAGTCAACGGATGTTCCAGTAGCTATATACGCCTTATCATACGCACCAGGTTCTCCCGCAAGCACGTTCTGTAGAGTCCTTGTGAACGCAGTGGCCAGCTGTTGGTCGATAGGGTTAGGGTACCCTGCAGGTGGTTTAGGCCCAAGGTGTGTAGCAGGTATAGGTCCGATCTCCTCACCTGACATATACTTGGGAAACTCATTCCGAAAGGCTACTGGGTCTTCTTGGTATCTTGCAGCCCATCTAGCAGCGTCATCTGGCGATAGCCCGCTGGAGGTGATCCTACGTCCAAAGTCTAGGGCTATCTCAGTCCTGTATGCGTCGTATATCATCTTAGTCTCACGGGCAATACCCATTTCGCGGCACGTCCTCTCAACACCAGCTGCCGCTTGACCTATAAAGCTGCCGCCAGCCACACCACCCCTCTTACCTGGAGTAAGTCCCTGTAGCCCAGCCACAATCTCAGGACTGACGAACCCTCCGATGGGTTCAGCACCGAACTCCATGTACCGTAAGTAATCGCCAGCTTTGAAACCTGGCAGGTATCCAGAAACTATCCCTTGCATAAACAGGTTGTTAGCTCCATTAACTATTAGGTAGCGGGGGGACATTAGGACTAGCGGGGCCAAAGCCCCTATAGCCATACGCTGAACCCTAAGGTTGATAGGAACATTGTAAGTTCCGTCAGCCAGAATCTCTATGTTATAGCGTGGTGACAACACTTGCCTAGAAGCCCTTCCAAGCTCCTGGGCGAAGGCCTCTTGCCAGTCCAGCTTGTTAACTATCTTACGCCTACCCAGTTCTCCCATACTCCTAGCAGCGGTGTCACTAAGCTTCAGGGTGGGGTTGAGTGACTTGAACAGCCCCTTCATTTCGAGCATCTCACCAAACCGTGGATCACTCACCACATCCCATACTCTCCAGAGGTCTTCAGTCATATAGGGAGACATTCTAAACTGGTTGACTATCACATCAGTAGCCTCTACAGGTGTCTTGGCAGCAGTCAAAGCCCTGATGAACCTATTGGCTGAGGCTGGGTCGTTGAAGTTTATAAGCCCGCCAGCCACTGATTGCATAACCTGGGTCTCCCGCTTCCAAGCGTTGAGCTGGTTCTTGAAGAACCTTGCACCTGGGATCTTCTCCGACACTGCAGCCAAGCCGGTAGCTAATTCGCCACCTGCCCTAGTATAACTGGCATGTTCCATAGGCTTGAACTTATTACCCAAGAACCAGTTAGACCAGTTCCGCATCTTCCATTTGCCGACCCCTAGTTCTAGTAGTCCAGACTCACCAGTCACAATACCCGCAGGCCTTATAATACCTCTGAATAGGTTCCTCGGGTCCATCTCGTCTATAATAGCCAGCCAGGTAGGACTAACCCTTTCCCCACTGGCCATGCGAACCATTGCACTCTTCAGTGGTCGTGGTATGCCTGGAATTTTGGAGACTGCTTCAAGGACTTCTATAGGTGTACCACCTTCAGCAGTAACCTTAGCCAACATCCTGGAAATAGAGGCGCGAGTACCAACTATACCAAGCCCTTTGGCCAGAAATATGCCACCGAAGTTTAGGGGGTCACCAATAGTACCGAACAGTATCTCCTTATCGAGGTTCATGACTTCCATTTGGAGTATTAGCTGGTCCTGGTATGGGTCTTCTTCCAGACGCTCATGAATGTATCTTTGTGCGTCTTGGTCGCCCAACCAGCTATATGACAGGTTGTTCCAGGACTCATCAGCCAACCCTGACTTGATGTCGTCTAGCAGTGGCTGGTTAGAGAACTTGTCAACCAGGTGGGGTGCAAACCCCTCCTCAATATAACGGCTAGGTGCACCCAGTGCGGAGAACGCAGCAGCCATCGGGTCTGTAATAAGGTGCCCGCTATTGGATGCGCTAACTAGGGTCGGTAGTATGGTATCGGTTGGGTTAGTAATAGCGTGCCTGATGTCTTTTGCAGCTTGCTCAGGGTCTCCAGATGTTACAGCAGTGGAAGACCACACAGCTGCCTTAGCTGTAAGTCCTAGAATACCTAGAAATCCACCTGAGAGGTATTCAGCTCCAGTCCCAACAGTCTTAGTGACGACTTGCATCAGGTCTGATAGGCCTCCGCCACCCTTAGCCAAGTCTATATCAGCGTCAGGAAATGGCGGACTACTAAACAATGGGTCATGGAGGAGCTTAATAATATCTATACCAGCCTTTTCAGTAAGGCCGAACTTATCGAGTGTGGCCTTATAACGACTTTCCTCGCTCTCCATACCGAATATGAGGTCCATACCACGGCTGGCTAGCAATTCCTGATCCACTTTCCTGGGGTCAAGGCTGGCATCACGGAATGTGGGTGAGTTCAGGAAAGCCCATAATACCACGTCTGGTACGCCTGAAAGCTCTGGGTACGCTATCTTCACAGACTTCGTATACATTGAGGGAACCACTTCAGATTGGTACTCATATGGTGCGTAGGCTACCGCCAGTAGCAGGTCGGGAGTGGTGCCCTTAGGAACTGGCATCCCACCAGAAACGACATTGGTAAAGTAGTCCGACCTGGACTTGTTCTCCATTTCAGTTAATTGGGAAACTGCCATGCTGTGGGCTAAGGTACCCACAGCTATGGGTGTTCCATCTGGACCCTTCAACCCATATTCCGATAGGGCATACCCTGTCCAATCCTCACTCTCGTTAAGGATTTGGGGGATCATCTTATACCCTACCTCAGTGGCGGCAGCTTCTTGCAACTCTGTTGGTAGGTTCAAGCCAGCAAACTCTTCTCTGAGGCCTTGACCCATAAGCCTGATTTGCTCTAGCAATATCGGGTCAACATCCGGCCTGAGAGTGGTAGCAGATATAAAGTCGGCAGTACCGGTTGGTTCCTTAGCAGCCTCAGCCATGAACTCTGTAAGCTCCTGGACCTTCTTCTCTTCGGGGGTCAGGCCACTTCCCATAAACTCTCTGCCAAACTGGACTACAGCATAGGCTTGCTCCATACGTCGGTTGTCATATTCTTGTACTGTCTTCCAGATAGCCTGGTTAGCCTGGTCCCCAAACTTGGTAAAGTCGTCTTCTGTCATATTGGACATAAAGGCTACGGGGCTGGCAGTCAGTCGCATCTTCTCGTCTTCGTTAAATGTTTCAAATAGCGGGTCGAGGTTAGACTGGAGAAGGTTGCTGAATTCCTTGTCGTCCTTGGCCAGCTGGATGACTTCTTCAGGGGTTTCAAGGCTTAGCTCTGGTACACCGGCAAAGCTGAATGGCCTGGAAGGGGCTTCATATTGTGGGGTTAGAGGTACCTCTTCGCTTACTTGTGGGGTCACTGGTACGCTAGGACCTTGCTCCAATGTCATGGGGGCGGTTTGGTATGGTTGAGCCTGTACTGGTTGGAGAGCAGGCGGGAGCGCCGGTACATTATCGGCCAACGATGGAGGCAGGGATAGAGGTGGAGCCACGCCCAAGGTGGGAGGCGGAGCTACAGGTGTAGCGGCTGGCAAGCCCGTCGGTGCATACTCTGGACCAGGCTGAAGGTGTGGTGTTAATACATCAGCAGACGGCTGGGAGGTAGGAGCTACAGGTTCAGGGACCCATCCACCTGCCTCATCGTCAAAGATGTACCAGCGGCCATCTGGAAATTGTCTACGTTCGCCTGGTATTGGCATTTATTCCATTCCCTTCCACACTATCCATAGGTTTTCTCGGTCTTCAAAGGAGTCTAGCCAGCTAGATAGTTCATCAAATGCGGCTACTTCCTCTTTACCCCACGTAATATCCTTGCCAACCCTCATAGACTTCAGCCGCGCCTTAGCCTCTTTCAAGGTGTCAGCCCTCTTCAACATATTCTTGACGAATGAATAGGTCTTCTCGTCGAACGTCTTTTCCACCAGCGGCTTCGTAGTACGTTGGGGAGTAAAAGCTGGGTTCTTGGTCTCCCACTCCTGATAAGCGGTCTTAACATCCCTGAACTCTGGTTGGCGTATCAAAAGCACTTCTTCTGGAGTGAACCGCTCGTTACGAGATATTTTATCTAACAGGTCTTGGGGAGACGATAGTTTACCAGCCACTGTAAGACTTTCACTCTGAAGCTGTTCTATTTTAGACATCACATCGGGAGGTATGGTTCTTCCCTCAGACTGAAACTTCTCGACGCTCCACCCACCAGAGGGTTTTTCGGGATTAAGCCCACGAGTGAATTGACCTGGAAGTCGGGAGAAACTTTCCCCAGTGCCGTATACGTCAACCATCCACTCTTGTGTCCTCCAGTCCTTTGGCAGCTTACTCCAAAGGTCATTTAATATCTTGACTTGGTTGGGGGTTATTTGCCAAGTCTGAACATTGCGCCCACCCCACGTAAACCTCATCCAACCTAGCCTAAGCATGTCGTCCTCCAGTAGGTTGTCTGACCACTTAACTCCCTGTCGCAGCAAATCCATACTTGACGGAAGGAAAGAGTGCATGTATCTAGTACCACCCATAGCGCCAGGTAGCGCGTCTTCTCTAAGTACGAAGGCGGTACCATCGGGTGCTATCCAACCACCGCTATTGGGTTTTAGTACGACTTCGTTGTAGTGTCCTACAGCTAAAGGCTCTTTCTTACCCATGCTCTTTAAGTGTTTAATATATTCGTTGAATTTAATAACCACATCAGAGACCACCGGAAGGTCTGTAATCAACTTATTATTTGACAGTATATTAGATACCTCAACTGGCACCTCAGCAGGCGGGCGGATAGGTCTATTACCAAACATCCCTGCTTCCTCAGCCCAAGGTAGTCCGGCTGCAAACTTAAACACCTTCTCACCTATATTTTCCACGGTCTCTTGAAGTGCAGCCTTCCCAAATACCTTGGCTCCAGGACCAAACATACCAGTAGGTCCAAAGACCAACATCATACCCAGAGAGGGATCGGTAGACACGAAAGTTGCGGCAGTACGAAGCTTCTCATCAGACCAGTCTGGATACCTCTCACGTAGTTTACCAACTACCTGTTGGACGGTGTACTGCCAGTTCTCATAGGGGTCCATAGCTTCTTGATATGGTTCAGGCAAGTTACCAGGTCCACCTTGGTTCTTCCTGCGCCACTCAGGACTGGCCATCTCTTCTATTGTTGGTTTAGGAGCTTTGATAAGCCTGTCTATCTCGTTGGCTATAAGCTTAAAGGCCTTGGTGTTAAGTTCCAGGTGCAGATCGTCAGAAGACTTAGGAGTCTCAAAGTAATCACCTAGTAAAGCCCCCATTTTAGTATCCGACCACTGATCACTATTCAACAAATAGTCCGTTACCACCCTAGAGAATACCTCATGCCTGGGTAATTCAGGATTGGCGTTGTTTATAGCGGTCCTAAACCTCTTCGCTGTAGCTGGGTCAAACCTGTCATAATGGGCCAAAGACTCGTCTATGATCTTCTTCCACTGGGAGTCGGGTATATTTTCATCCAGTACATGGGCAACCTCATGTAGGTAGTCTTCAGGCTGCTCGTAGGTTATCTCCCCTATAGGGCCAGAGTCTTCAGACCTAGTAAGCCCAGGATACCTACCCAAAGACATACGCCCACCGTAGTGGGAATCAGCCCCAGGTCCTGACGGGATACCTCTCAACACTGTCAAGAAACTAGGCTTCGCTTTCACACCTAATGACTCCAATAACTTAATAGCTCCTGCTGTAGATGTAACTACCGGTTGGGTGGGAGCTGGAGTCATTGCAGGCGGTGTAAACTGTGGTTGCAGCTTTGGCTGTGGTGTAGGTAGCTGTAGCTTCGGCATATCGGTAATGGCGGTAGGAACTGAAGACAACAGAGCATCCGGTGTGGTAGGTTGTGGAGCTACCATAGGGGTCATAGGCGGTACGGGAGTATAGTTCACTGGGGTAGCTGGTGGCAGCACAGACAGACTAGGTGGGGGTGTAGGAGTCGGAGCCGGTACTGGTGTCATGTTGGGAGCAGGTGTCTGGTTTTCCTCAGGTATCCAACCACTACCATCCCAGTAGTGCCAACCCTTACCAGGTATGTTACGTCGCTGGCCTTCAAATGGCATGTTAGAAGGTCTGCTGAACGCGGCTGTCAAAGGTGGTGGGTGCGCCACCAACCATATTCAGCCACTCTGGGTCGTTCACAGGGTCAAAGGTACTTATGTCTGGACGGCCAGGAATATATCTATACTGTTGGCCATTGGCAGCCACGAAGTATGCCATACCAGTAGCTGTGTCAATATACATTTTACCCTGAGGTTGAGCAGTTTGTGTAGTTTGGGGTGGAGTGGTAGGGGTGGGGGTCGTAGTGGTATATGGTGTACCCACAGTAACCTGCTCAGCGTTCCACATTGATTGGAAGTTCTCCCAGGTCATTATGGAAACTCCCTCTTTCCAGGTGCCAGTTCCTGTAGCGTAGTCCCAATCATAAAGGACCTTGTTAGTGGTCTTGTCAACTATACTAACTTTGCCGGTGTCCCAGTTAACTACCATGCGCTCGTTGGCGTCAAGACCGGGCCACCCTATAACTTGAGCCGACTGTCCAGCAACCGCACCAAGTCCCGGTCCAGTGGGTGTTTCGACCCCAAGACCACCCTCGCTCGCCGGAAGGCCTGTGATGTCATCAACCGCTGCTTCGTCTTTGGCTGCGAGTCTCTTATTTTCTTTAGCGATGCGGTTATTTTCCGCCTCAGCTTCGGCCTTACTCTTCTCGTACAGTTCCTCATTATACTTCCTACCTTCTTCACGCCACTCAATAGAAGCTGCCTCGTCCTCCTTACGTAGCTGACCTACCAGTTCAAGCTCTAGGTTGTCTATTTGGGACTGGATTTGACGCTGCCTTGCGGGGCTTAGGGCCAAAGCCAGTGCCTGCCGTAGAGCATTCATCTGCTTACGGATGAGGTCAGACTGGTAGACCTTGTCGGTTTCAGTCTCTCCGGTTTCTGTATCCTTAGTCCTCGGTTCCCAAGTCGGTTGAGGTAGGCTGTTAGATAGGCTTCCTGGTTCACTGGGTAGGTTGCGTTGACCAGGTGGAATGAGGGATTGAGGAGTTGTGGGTGGAGGTACTGTCCCAGGTAGTACTACCATACCTTCTTGCGCGCCTTCTAGACCCCCACCATAAGTTTCCTCATACCAGGCCCGTTCTTCCTCACGTGCAGCTGCGTCTCTGGCGTCTTGTTCCTGGCGCTCAACAGAGGTAAGAGAGTTCCGCAAGTTGGATATTTGGGCATTGATAGCGTTCTGGCGGTCGGGGCTAAGCGTCATAGCCAACATATCAGTAAGCCTGGAAATCTCGTCCCTAACCCCCTGAGAGCTACCGAGGTTGCCTTGTGAAGTCAGTGGACCAGCCACACCATACCAAGTATCAAGCAATTGGACGAAGTGGGCTGGGTTGACCTGCGGGAACATGGCCTGTAGGCGTTCATAGATATACTGGGGTGTGTTCTCATAGGCTTGCAGGGTCAGCAGCTGGTTCTCTATATCCCGTAGGGTTTCAGGATTAACAAACTGTGCTATCTGATCCATAGGTGGAGCAGACTCTTCAGGCCTGGGCGCTGGAGTTGGCGTCGGAGGAGGATTGGGAGCAGGTATAGGCCTAGGAGTAACCGGGTTCCAGGTCGGAGGCTTACCACCAAGGCCACCCTCTTCACTAAATCTGGCCCCTGGAGCCCCTTGACTTATATCTGTGTACCCGCCAGTTTCAGGGTTATATGAACCACTACCCCTTATCCTGGTGTGCCTGGATTGACTAAGCCTATCGGGAGGTGGGGGTGGGTGAAGCCTGTTAGCCTCATTCTCTCTGCGCTGCCTAGTAGTTTCCCTAGTCGCCTGACGATGTGCGAGGTCACCAGGTGTGGGAACGCGCGGTGGCTGCGGTACTAAACCACCAG